TCCTTACAAACTAAATGTTGCTTCCGGAAGCATTGCATTGTCATCTGTCGCGGGAGATGTTTTCGAAGACATCTGCGCTTGGCAAAAATTGGTGCGGGATGGGAAGGAAGGCAATTACAAACTACTCATTAAATAAACTAATTTAGTTGGGTCTTCGACCACATTTTCCCAACATCCTCCACAACGCTTGGATAGAAGTAAAATTAGTCTCGGAACGTTAGAATCTTTCATTTTATGTTTTGTTTCATCATTCAAAAATCCTTTAGTCTCGATAAAGCAATTAAAATTTTCTACATAAAAATCGGGATAGTAATTTCTTATTTTACCATCCTTTGTTGTATATTTGAATCCTTTCAAGTTTCTTTTCCAATTTAAATTTAATTGATCTAGTATTTCACAAAGCTTTAATTCATAAGTTGATTGACAATGAACAATTTCTCCTTTTTTATTAAGAAATTTGGAATGCTTTCCTCTTCCGCCTCCTTCTCTAGGACCTCCGGTTTTTCCTTTTAAAAGAACGCTTTGTTGTGTTTTGTAGCACGCATTACTGCACGTATTGGTTTTATTGTGAAATAATACCTTAAAGAAAGAACTGCACGCTGTGCATTTTTTAGTAAAAAATTTTTTAATTAAACCATCATCACTTAAACAGATTTCAATTTCTGGATTATTTTGGTATTTTTCCTTTAAAGAAATGACCTTTTCGTGGTTGTTGTTTATGGCTCTTTCTCTGAGTTTATGTTTTGTCGATTCCGTTTTAACTTTGCTGTTAGCGCATCGTCTCGAACAGCATTGAGGTATGTATCTCTTATCCTTTAAAATTGTTTTGAACTGTTTATTGCACCTCATGCAAACACCAGTATATTCAATTAAGCGTTTCTCCATTCATATACTTAAGCAATCGAACTGTCTTTTCAAGATAGATTGTATTTAACTAATCCCGCACTTAAATTATCAAAGATCATTACCACTGATTTGCATTGCTGGCTCAGTGGTCAAGCCTCTGTAGGTTTCCTGCCTCTGACAGAGAACAAATTTATTTATCTATACTCCCTCTTTTCAGAAGATTTGTCAACATTATTTTGAAACTTTCCGAACTTCACTCAAAGTTCTTCCGTCGCTAGTCATTTCTGTTACCTCAAATTTAAAAGGTCCTTTGAAATTCTTCTTTGCATAATTCAACAACATCTGTGCAAGCTTTCCTCTTTGACTTTCATAAGCTTTTTCTGTCCAGAAAGAAATATAAGTCGCATCAACATCTCTCTGCTTTGGAAGAATGATTCCAGAATAGTTAAAATCTACCTCAATTGGCTCTCCGAGAACATTGTCGACCGCTTTCAAAACGTTTTCAAAATTTAGCTTATAATCTTTATCAATTGCTTTCACTTGCTTCAGTTTGCGAAGAACATGAGCATGAGATTCAATTGTTGGAACATATTCTTTAATAAGCGTTCCATGTGCATCTCCTATAAAGAATTCAAAATCATACTTTGTCCTATCATAAAGATCTCCAACGATTTCTGGAGATTCAAATAAGCGAACTTGTCTATAAGCTTCTTCTAAGAGTTTATGATCTCTGTTCACAGAGTTATTTAATCTTCTCTATCTTCAACTCTCGGAAAGCCATAACGATCATCTTCGAGATAGTCTTCTCTTTGCTCTCCAATTAAAAAATCTTCTGGTTCCATAACTCATCAAATAACTCCAGAAACGTCTTGACCAGACGCAACGATCTCGAGAAGCTTATTAATATTATTTGAGCTTATCCGAGACTCACACAAAGCAGGATGAGTATTGACAATATTTGAAATTGTTTCGTTAAGTTCTTGTAGTTGTTCGAGAGGTTTCTTCCGAAGGTCCTCTCCGTCAATTACATTTGAAGCATCTCGATATTCGCGAAGCAGCACATCTACAATATCATTTAAATCATTAATCTTTAGCTTCGTGTGCCCAACTAGTTCATTGATTGTTGTAAACTTATTCATCTTGTAATAAGAATACAAAAGTTTAAAGATTATTCAACTTTTAAAAAGAATTGAATATGAGTCTTTGTTCAGACCAAGAATATTCAGAATTAAAAGAGAACCAGACACTCTTATAAAAAGCATTCTGTTTAAGAATTGTTTTAGAAGCCATTGGAACATTTGAATCTTCCAAATAGCACCAATCAATTGCAACCCAGTTGTTGTCTGTTTCTCTCAAATAAGAAACATACCCATGACCGCCTTCTGGAGCAGTCGGAGCAGGTTGAACCATTCCAGCAACTACTCTAATTCTAAAAGCAGGCACGCCACAATGCAAAGCAAGAGCAGTAATCAGTAACGCTCCATCTTCACAATCTCCATTCTTAAAAGCTAATGTTTCAAAAGGAAATTGCCAGTATTCTACAGTTCCTTGAGATAAGTCATCTCCAACATACTTGATATTCTGAACAACCCATCTTTGAATATTCTCAACAGTTTGGTCATGAGAAGCACCTTTCAAGTTATTTGCAAGAGCAATATCAGCCACCATCGAATCGTTCTTCGAAAGCATTGTCTTTACATCAATCTTCAAGTGCTCTGAAAGCGTTCTTGAAGAGCAAGTCGGACACTTGGCAGGAACTGCTCTACCATTATACAAAACAGGATTCTTTGGATACTTGTTATTCCAATGTGCTTCTAATTCTTCAGGAGTCATGCAATTACTTATCAAAAAGGGAAAGGAGAGATCTTTTTTGAATCTCTCCTTTCTTCTGTGTTATGAACAACGAATTTATTTTACAGGCACTGCTTTATAAAAAACAAAATTGTTTGGAATTTTTTCGTGGCGCTGTTGTTGCTCTGTTGGTTCGATGCGAACAATTTTAAAATCATTAAATTTGCCAGAGAAGGTTTGACCTTCTAGTACCTTTGGGTCGCTCAGCAAGCTTGTAATATCTTTGAACTTTCTCTTTGCAAATATACTGTCACTGGATCCAAGAGCTGGACCAGAGAATACCCAAAGGATTTTTCCTTTTCTTTCCATAATGTCATTCTTGAAAGCATAATCAATAGAGGAGTATTTGCTGTCTCTTTCATTTAGACCAGCATTTCGTTCTTGGTTTCGGAGAACAGGAAGAGTGTCTTCAGGTTCTTTAGGTTCTGGACGCTCTATATAACCCTGCACGTTTGGAAGAGTGATGGTTGGAGTTTCTTCGTTAATTTTGCGAAGAGTAGCGGATACAAGTTTGTCGAATTTTGTCATACTATTTTATTTAATCAAACTCTTCCAATAATTCGTTCTTCAGAATGAGCAATAGCACTAATCACATCTGCAGCACGCTTTGATATATTATCAATATCAAACACGGAATAATTTGCAGCAAGTCCTTGCAAGTCGTCATTGAGCTCTTGTAGAAGAGCCAGAGGACCTTGGCGAGGATCTTGCTCTGTATTGATTTGTTCAGAAGCAATTCTATATTCCATCAACAAAGTATCAATAATCTTTTCTAGAGTATTAAGGCTCTGTTTTGTTTCTCCAACTAGGTTGTGTATAGTGTAGGGTTTGTTCATAAAGGTTTCTTTAAATTTTGCTGAAGTTTTTGAAGTTCTTTGAGAGCTTTCTTATATTCTACAGAATCGGTCTCGTGCTGATCAAGAACATCACAGACCTTCGAAACTGCTTCTTTAAGTTCCTTCTTCGTCATTTTGTTAGATCTTAGAGCTTTTTTGATTTAGCTCAACAGTAATTCCGTTCTCAATAAACTCTTGCACTTCCTCATCAATAATTGCTCCTCCGTTATGAACAATGCTAACAACTTCTTTATAAATCTTAAAAGCCTGCCTCTCAAAGAATGCATTAGCTTTTTCGATGCCCATTTGCTCATACCAACATTGAATCTGAGGAAATTGAGGGGAAGCATGAAAGATACATCCATTATGAAAGTTCCCAAGCCAGCAAATCATAAAGATTCCTCCCTTGACTCCTTTCTCTCTGCACATAAACTCCCAACACACTGCACGCTCTTCAGAAGGAAGATTCTTATAACGATTCAGAGTTGTGTCATACTTTCCGTCTAAAAAGATAATCGAGCGCCCTTTCTTTGTAACAAATTCTTTAAGAGCCGGCACATTGCTATCATCCATATAGGCTCCACGAATTGTTGGCCACTTAACTTTCTCTTTCCTTATTGAAAAGAACGGAGACGTTAGCTTGCGGCGATTCATTGAAATCTTCTTTTGAGGTTTGTCCATGCCAAGAAGATTATAGAACTTTTAAGGACAGGTCAATAAAAGATTCAACGCTTATTAGGTTGAATGTATTTGTCTAAAAAATCTCCACCATTGCCAACCATTTCAGCAGCCCTTATCTTTTGTATTTGCTGCGGAGTAAGGCTTTCGATTCGTTTCAAATATTCTGCTACTGTTATATTATCAATCGTATGGCTTGGATTGCTTGCAACCATTTTAGAAAATGCTGCATGCTTTTTCTTTAAGAACTCGTCTCTTGGTCCAAGTTTACTTAGGAAGTCGCTTTTAGAAGCCTTTGCTTCGATCGGAACAGGTTGTTGAGTCTTTGAACAAGAATCATCCTTACAAGCAGCACCGCCAAGAGCAATTGCTCCAGCAGCGAGAGCACCCTTCACGCCATTCCAATTCAATTCGCTCAAAAGAATTTCGTTATAAGCTTCTTCAAGTAGGATTTGGTCTTTTGATTTCATTTTTGTTGAGTGAGCAATTTAGACAAGAATTGTAGTTCTTGGGAAAGTTTAGTTGCAGTGAATTGAGCTGCCCCTGCACCAGTCGGACCTGCCGAGCTACCCATCGATTTAGTCAACCACCCTAAAAGTCCTCTAATTCTCTCCTTTGTTGACCCTTGTACTTTGGCGTCTAGCGATTTAAGCATATTGAGCGCCGTTTCTATATTTCTCTGTTGAGGCATACGTTTATTCAGAAGATCATTGCTTAAGCGACTTAGTTCTAGAGCAAACCGCTTTTGATCGAAACTCGTGCCGGATGCAGGAGCTGGTTTACTAACAGCAGCAGGAGTCTGTTTAGCGAACTGTCGAGTTTGAGGCAATTGCTGCTTATTGTTAGGAGATTGCTGGGTTGCAGAAGAGGCACTAGCATTTATTTTGCCAAGTGCTTGAAAGGTGTCGATAGTTCTCTTTATTTGAGAAGTGGGAGCACCCACTCCAGAGGAGTATTTGTCTGCATCAGTAGGGTTGTATTGCGTCTCAAGACTTTTTTGTAAAGACAATAGAGCATTTATTACCTCCTGCGTTTTTTCTGCCTCGTACACGTTCCATAGATCTAACGTATCGCTCCATTGTGTGTACAAACTTTTTACTGAAGGAGATTGTCTCATGCTTGCATCCAAAGCAGACATGGACTTTGTAATTTTGTCTATTGCAGACTTATTATTCACAATTTGCCCGTAAGCTTCTTCTAACAATGTTTGGTCTTTGGACTTCATGAGTTTATTTATTATAAATTTGTTTAGTACTTTAGTCTTGCAAGAATGTCTCTATTCTTTTCCATGATCTCTGTTAGGATTTCTATACAAACGTCTCCCCATTGTTGACGTGACACCTCGCCCTTTTCATATTTCTTAAAAGTATTCCAGAAATTTCTTACATGTATTGATTCAATTCGGGACGGAACTTGATCTTCAGGGTGATGTTCGCTATCTTCTTCTGCTTCCTGTGGGTTAAAAAACTTATCTAAAATTCCTTCAGTAATGTTTTTATAAGCTTCTTCTAATAGTGTTTGGTCTTTTGATTTCATAAGTTTATTTAAGCTTTCTTCCAAGAAATTCTCTTTGAACCTTTCTTCTTTCTCATTGAATAAGTGCATTGAGCCATTGTTGGCCTGCATGCTGGATAACCTTTTCGCTTTTCTCCTTTTTGCCTACCACAAGGCTTTCCTGACTTACAATCAACCCAACCCTTCCCTTTGTTGCTCGAGAACCAACCATGCAGTCCTTGTTCCTTCTCTGCCTTGAAGGCTTCTTCTAACAATTCTAAGACCAGACTTTGAAAGTTCATTTCTTTTTCCAGATCTTTCCTTTTCTGCACTTTACTACAGCACCAGATTTATAAGCACTGGTCTTCTTGCCATATGCTTCATCAGCCTTTCGCAAGCAGCGGTCTCTCTTAACTTTTTCAAGAATAAAGTTTACAAGGTCATCAAATTGCATGAACTTATTTATCGATCTTCCTCAATCATCTGACTCAGAAACTTATTAACACGAACCATTGCTCCCAATTCCTTTTGATAACCTTCGAAGTCTTGCAAGGCTTCAATCATTGTTAGTTCTCCTTCTCTATACATTTCAACAATCTCTTGTAAATGCTCGTTTGGTAGTTCATCAATCGGAACAACATTCAGCAGAAAAAGTTTAGTTTGTTCAATTGCAATTACTTCATGCGCTTCGTTATTTGTCATCAGAAAATTATTCTTCTTTTTGAGACATTGTCACGAACGGAATCCATATCTCTTCTCCGTGGAGCAACACATCTAGACCATAAAAGTCTACATTAGTCACAGTCCCTTCTTGTATTCCGTCTTCATTGCGCCAACGGACTTTATCTCCCACCTTATACTTCAGCGTTTCTGGATTGTTATACATAATTTTAAAAGTGCTTCTAATGACTAAACCGGAACAACTTCGTCAAACACTCCGCAATCTTTCCAGAATTGTTTAGAAAAAGTTAGTCCCCAAGTATTGTTTCTAATCTTAATTCCTTTAAAGGTCATGTCTCTTGTCTCTTTGTTCCGCACCATGAAGGTTATATCGTCCACTTCAATAAGATGATTTGCTTTCTGAGCCTTGTTCAGAAGATCCTTTGTGAAGGCACTCGAGCAAAGCTTGACAAATGTGTTGTCCATCAAAGAAGTCTCCGCTATCTTTCGATAGACTTCAACAGACTATTTCTTGCTTATTCTCCTCCGCCATCGCCGCCACCTTCTGATCCTGCTCCGACATCATGAAGACTGTTATCATATCCTCCCCAGTAGCCCCAAGGTCCCCACGGCCAACCTTTAACAGATTTGTTTGATCTCTTCCTTTTCTTGGATTTTTTCTTAGTCTTTGCTTCTTGCAGAATGGATTCGCACAACTGATCAAACTTTGGAGTCATGAACTTATTTATTCAAATCAGAATCACTTCAATATCAGAACAACAATCTTTCTGATCATCTGACAAACCTTTCCAAACAATTTGACGAGCTTCTTTCTCGCTCTGCGCTTCTACAAAGCGAATTAGTTCTCTTCCCGTTCCAAACTCAATAATTACTTCGTAATGATTCATATTTAAAATACTCTCTTTTTGTGGGTTTCTATGATATGATTAAAGATACTTCAAGACAACAACAAAAAGTAAACAATTTTAGTTAAATAGTATTATGGCTATCATCAATCAATATCTCAGCACACTTACATATAGTGATCCGACAACTGCAACACTTCAAAAAATCTTTGAAGAAGATATTCTCGGAGACAGCGCTGATACTTACTTTGAAGTTCCTCTTCCCTTTCCGATTAGTTATTTTGGAAACTCCTACAATTCTGTATTTGTTTCTTCTAATGGTTATATTACTTTTGGAGAAGGTTCGGGCAGCACTCCTGACTGGGCACAAGACTTAATGGAAGACCATACTCCTTTTGTTTCTGTTGCAGCAGGTGATGATAGAATTAAGGAGCTCTGGGCAACAAACTCTGAACTCTCTGCAGACGCTGAGGAATTTCGCATAAGATTCAACGGCTGGTATCCTTATAATATTGAAGGTTATGGCGACGAACCGCCTACTCCTACAAATCTTACCTACGACCTTACTTTTTATAAAAACTTGCCAGAGCAGATCGATCTTCAGATTATCTCTCAGCCTGTTACAGGAATTGATGTCGAAGTCTTCAGAGATCAAGAATTTATCCCAAATGTTATTGTCAGCGAAGGCTTCTCAATACTTGCGCTTGCAGACAATGCTGCAGAGCAAGGGTTCAGAATTACTGCCAGCCTTCCAATTTCTTATCCTTACTTGAGCGGACTCAATGGCGTGCTCTATAATGGTTACTTTGAAGGTAATCCAGAGTTCTTCAAGACAGCCACTAGAGAAGGAACAACTGAAGCAAGAAATACTTTCAACGGACTCAGTGAAACCGTTGATGCTTCTTGGCAATGGACTGGATATCTCCTTTCTCCTGAAACCAATTATTATTCCTTTAATGGCAATTCCGAACATGCTTTCTGTATGTGGCTTGGTGCATCTGCTCTTGAAGCAAACTATTCATCTTCGAATATGCTTGTATCTGCAGACAATTATCAAGACTTTAATACAAGAGAAGAAAGAGTAACATTTGCTGGATATACTCAATCAACTAATGAATTCACATTTGCTCCAGAAGTCAGCGCAAAGTTCTCTTATCTGTCTGCTGGTTCAAGAGTTGCTGGTTATAGTCAAGTAACCGATACGAACTTTGTTCTTACTGTTGCTTCCAGAGACACCGTTACTGGAACAATCTCTGCCACCACAGACGTTATTGGACAAGATGATATTGGAAACGCGGACAGCTGTCTTAAAATTCCAAAAGGCATTCTTCTTCAAGGAGGAGAGTACTATCCGATCAGAATTCAATGGGGCCATCCTCCAGAACCAACTGGAGCCAATCTTTACATAAACTTCCGCCAACTAGATGGTTACGATCCCGAGACTGGAGAAACTTATGATACAAATTCTACATCAGATTGGACCGGTCTAGCTTGGAGAGATCCAGAAACTGACGGACCAGAAAGAATCTGGAACATCTATGGAGGAATTAGCAATTACTTGAGACTCAGACTACTTGGTCACTTCTAAAAATACTTCAAGACAACAAAAGATTGCTTCTGTTCACCTTTCCATAAGAAAGTTAGAAGGTCTCTGCCTGAAGAATCTTCTTCACAGTTCAGAGTCTCTATGTTCTTTACAGGAACACACCTTCCTTCAACAATAACACAAGGAACTTGTTCAGGAAACCAGTTCTTCGATGAGTAATAATCTTTCTCTGGCTTTGTCATTTATTAGCAAAATTTCTTAATCAAATATATAACGCCGACCCAAAAGCCAATGCATCCACACAAACCTGCTAACAAAACTTTTCCTCTAAAAGACATAATCTTCCTTTCTAATTTAGAATTGCTACCCTATTATGAATTATTGGATGCAAGTCTGGATCATTATTATTAGCTCGAATAAATTCTCGTGCCTCTTCTTCTGTCATAATCTTAGCGAAAGATGGTCTGCAAGCAATAGATAATAAGAGCTCCGAAAACTATTCCAGAAAGGAAGAGTTGCAAGCAATCAATATGTGATGTTTTGTTTTTGTTCATAATTCAAATGTAGGACATGAAGCAGGACTTGTCAACAAACCTTTGAAAAGAATTTGGAAACTTTTCTTGTAAGCCACATAGGAATAAGCTTATAAGATCGATCAAGATCTTCAAAGCTTCTCTCACAAGAGGGACAAATTGGCTCTCTAGAACGATCTTCTAAAGAATTGTTCCTTCTGCCTTTTCTTTTACAGACCTTGCAGACATATCGCCTTGAAGGAAGTTTGTTCATCGATTTCAAACAATCCGAGCAGTCTTCACAGAACCTTCGAGAGGTCGAAAGAAGTAGCAATGATTAGAGTCAGAATTCCACCCACTGAAGACAAAGTCTTTTCCATCAAACTTCAGAACCTTCTTTGTGAGCTTCTTAACTTCATCCCAACCATCTACATCAATCTCTAGAAACTCCCTCCGAACATCCGGACGAATTGAATGACGGACTGATAACTCTTCAGTAATTGTTGCTTTCTTCATTACTCAAAAGCATCCTCGAGAGACTCGGACAAGTCAACAAAAGTTTATTTCATCTTTTCTTCTCTGCAAGCCTTAACATCCTTCTTGCATTCGCTAGCAGATTTAAACTTGCCAGCAAGCTTTGGAAAGATCTCTTCAATCTTTTCTAGTGCACAGTCTTTAATAATTACTGTATAACGACCTTGAGAATCTTGAGAAACCGAAAATACTTTGCTGCAGCTCTTAACCTTATCCATTACTTCTTCGGATTGATTAACAAATTGACCTTTTGCAAGCTTCTTGATAAGATCTCCGCAGTCTTGAACTTCTTTTTCAATAGAACTATTGCTATCTTTCTTTTCGAGAATTGATTGATAGGCTTCTTCTAAGAGTGTTTGGTCTTTTGATTTCATATGGGTTACTTAATCAAATTAATAAGCTGGTCGAGAAGTAATTCGAGATTGCATCTCTTTGCCTTCATAGATAAAAGTCATAAGATCATATCCCTGAAAGTCTTCCGAGATGTCAACGAACTCTACCTTGTCAGTAGCAATCCATTCTCCATCTCCGACGTGCACACAAGGAACAGTCTCCATAAAGTATTCGTCTTTCATATTATTTGTTTTTTTTTTGGTAGAAGTCATGGTAAACTTTATAAGCTGCTACTTGACCTTTCAAGACGCTTAATTCTGCATGCGACCACTTTAGCAATTCATTACGGTCCTTTTCAAGGCTGCGACATTTTTCTTCAAGTGCTTCTGTGTATCCGATTGCAGAAGGATCTCCTGCCCATTTATTTTTCAAAGCATCTGTCTCCGGTGTGTCTCCTAGCGCTACTGGATAGTATTCTCTCATTGTGTTCCTAAAACTTTCCTTTAGGGAACTTGTATCTAGCGTATTGGTGGGCGAAGAAAAGAACTTCGCTACAGGATTGTCTTCTCCTTTAGTTATTTCGATTATCATTTCGCTCCTCCAATGCTTCGCGAGCAATGTTGCCCATCGTTCTCCAGTCCTCGTAAGTATCTTCTCCATCAACGAAGACTGTCTCAATCTTTGATAACGCTTCGAACAGTTCGTTACGCTCGCGTTCTGCTTGAGCCCATCCTTCCAAGGCTTTCGTGTGCGCTTCATCGTAGATGTGTGCAGATTTCAGTGCTACATCTCTTGCGCTAATCGCCTCATCTCGCTCTTTATAAACACGCTCGAGTTCTTCATATTGCGCGTTTGAAAAGTTATTCATGTCTTTGATTTGCTTTTCGAGACTCTCGATTCGCTCTGCAAAAATTCGCATTGCTGCCTCGGATACATCTTCTTTTCCTTGACAGTGCTCAGACAAATTATAAGCTGCTCGCCCGTATTCCGACGAATTTTCAGGATCTTTAATAGGGCTACACTCTAGTAAAGCAAAAGCTCTACATAAAGCTAGCTCTGATGTTGCATTTGTATCACTCATTTCGTGCCCTCCAAAGCATCCCATAGCTTTTTCCTGAACTCGTTCCGCGCTCGCTCCTCCGCCATCCAATCACGAGCGTCCGCTACATTTGGTGTAGCTTTCAAGACACCCTTTGTCATACGGATAGCTGTAAGAATAGCGTCACAATCATCTAATCGTGTATCTTTCTCGAGCAAGACTGTTATTGTGTTTATTCTGTCACTCATTTTGCAATCTCCTTCACTTCAATAATATATGGATATTCTTGAAAGTACCAATTAAGAATCTTATTGCCTTTAATCTTAATAGTATACTTCTCTCCTACTTTCAGACTACTATAGATCTCATCACTATTCCAAATCTGGATAGGAAACATAAGGTTTGATACTTCATAGACTCCCTTATCGGTTCCTACCATATAGTGAGAAGACTCTCCTCCATCTACATATAACCTCTCAATGGTTATAACTTGTTCCTCTTCTGGACCAAAGCCATTCACTCCATATGCATAATCAATAGCTACAAATGGAAGATACATTGCCAGTACCATTATGGTAGCAGCTACCGTTGCTCCTAGAAAGATGAATATAGGATGACATTGAATAGCCCAATCAATTAGTCTATCGATTAGTGGTTCTTTTTTATTCATATTCATGTTTTATAACTCCTTTAAGTGACACTGCACCGCAAACACTGCAGTCAATATCTTCCAAGGCATCAATTAGTTTAGAGATTGCTGTAGCTTCTGGATGCTTATCAAGATGAGCAATCTTCGCAGCAGCTACCAAAGCGTCATGTGCCTGTTCGAAGCAACACATTAGTTCGTACTCAGTCGTTGTCATTGATTCTCCTCTAGCCACTTCTTCTCTTCTTCGATTATTCCCTTGAGCTGTTTAGTAGTTTGTTTCAAGACATCTAGCTCATATCCTTGTAGTTGGAGTTTCTGTAGAGTCTCATATATGGCCCCGATAAGGTACTGATGGCCTTGATTCAAACCACAAACCTGACTAGCCCTTTCGTCTAAGGCCCCCAGGTAGTCTTTAATAATGTCGTTCATGCTGCCATAATCGTATCAGACTATGGACAAGTCAACTATCTATTATCAGTAATACCTTCTGGATTGTGCCTCTCGAAAGCATCAACAATTTGCTCGATATCGTCCGGGTTATCGTAACGATCATAGTCCTTGTGATTAGGAGGCTGATAGATATAAGCAACAGTATGATATGTTGCATCCCCTTCCCAATCTTCATCAGTCAATGTCTCGAGAGTTACCTCAAAAGACTTCGGATCCTTTAAAGCAGCTTCGAAATAATCAACTCTATTGCTAAGTCCCTCACAAACTTTAGTATAAGCTTCTTCTAACAATGTCTGGTCTTTAAACTTCATGCTATTTTATTTCTATTCCTCCACCTGGTCCTTGTTCGTAAATCTTGATCTTAAAAGCTTCAGGATAGGCCATTCCTTGAAGCCATGCATGTGCCACTTGCTCACTAAAGAAAGCCTCCTTGAAGATATCACCTTCCTTGTCTGGTCTGACAATAATATAAACCCTCACTTTCTCGTTATGTTCGCCTTCTTGCTCATTGACGGGCAATTGGATCTTTGCATAAGCTTCTTCTAATAATTGTTGGTCTTTGGACTTCATGAGTTTATTTAAGCGTTATGCATTCCAAATTGATAAGCAGCAGCCATAGCATCTCTTACGCTTGGGTCTGATACTAGATTCGGAATATTAAAATTGCTTGCAATCGTGTCCAATAATTTTTGAGTCTCAGAATCCAATGAGTGATAAGAACGCGGCTGTAAACTATAGTAAGATTTCAATTTTTGTTTTTCTGCTTCTGTTCCGCGCAGAGACGTATAAGCTTCTTCTAATAATGTTTGGTCTTTGGACTTCATGAGTTTATTTATCTAACTCAAGCTAACATCTCTGGTTCTTGCCAATATAAAGTTGAGAAGTTAGCAAGCCATCCTCCAGACGAGTGCCGAATGCCTGAGAAGACCTTAGAACCAGACTGATCATCCCGAACCATATAAAAGTCTCCCTTCTCTCCTTCAACATTATACTTGACCCTGCGAGCCTCTTTAATAAGCTCCATGAAGTGCTTGTGAGGAACGACTCGAGTGAATGAATTGTGAATTGTTTGCGCAGTTGTCATGCGATTGATATTCAGGAAAGGTCTTGGACAGGTCAACTATCGAGGCAAAGAAGGTCCTGCTACTACAATCTCTTTAGTATCTGGATCATAAGCCATTGCTGCATACTGATCTACAGGTCGCTTGAAGTCCCAGAACTGACCAATGGCACAATCTAATGCTTTGTTCCAGTCTACTTCTTTAGGCAGTCCATCCTTATCGACTATCTTCATTCCCTCGAGAATGTTTATCACTTCTTCGTTTGTCCAGTTGTCTCTTTTCATTGTTTAGATCTTAGTTTCCTTTGTTGGACGAGTCACCTATCGACCCACTCCCATTCCTCCATACTTCAGCATAGAATTTGTCAAATAGAATTGAAGAGATCTTGTTGAGTCTAGTGGGGAGATATCTAAAGCAATCTTGCGCTTATCAAGCTGCTTAATGGAAGAACTCTCCACGACCTCTTTGATCTTTGCTTTGAGGTCCTCGCAATTTTGGATCTCCATAAGTTGATTGAAGTGCTTCAGGAAGATAGAGCTGATTTGTTTCATAAGATAGATATTAGAAGTTGAGGGTGGACAAGGCAACTATTGCTTTGCCATCCAATCTTGCTTAACCTTATTGTACCACTGTGGATTCTTCTCTCTAAGGATTTCCAAAGGAGCCTTGCGATCAATGTTCAAATCAAAGAAGTAATCTTCAACACTATGAGAAGCAACTAGCTCTTTCTTGAACTTAGTCATTGAGACTGGACCGCTATGCTTGAACCTAGCAACAAACTGACGCTTCGGTCCGTAAGTGAGGTAGGCTCCTTCTTTGTGAAGCTCTGCAAGAGTGAATTTAGTAGGAATCATTATTTTGAAAATACTTTAACAAAGCTTACAACAATAGCCAAAAGAACGAACATAAGAGCTAGTCCAAGCTGAGCAATCATTGGAGACATAACCCACCACCAAGACCAATCAATATGGTTCGTAAGCTTCAGACCAACAAAGAGGATTGTGAGAAGAGATAAGAATGACAGATTGATTTTCATTACAGAGATGATCTTAGAGGTTGATAGTGGACAGGTCAAGCTCCAGTGTTCTTCACAGACTACTGTTTGGGCACTTGTTCCAAAGGCATTTGACATTAGGCAAGCAATACTTGCAAGTAGAGTGCCAACCTTCTTTAGGCCAAGTATGCTTTGGTTGATTGCTGTGTTGTACAGTGCTGCAGAATGTTTTGAAGTCTGTTTGAGCTTGATTGACTGTTGAGCAGGCCGACAAGAGTGCTCCTGTTATAATTGCAAGTGCAATGTGTTTCATGGTGTTGATTGTATGTTGGGTTGATGGACAGGTCAATAAAAGTTCTTACCAGCGATTGTTGTAATAACCTCTTGCTGGTTGGGAGTTATAGATGATTGTTTGCTGGGGATAATAAACTGGCTGCATCTGCTGATAAGGCCTCATATAAACCGTTTGCGGAACACTATAAACAACATTCTGCTGATAATATGTCCTAGTCTGGTAGGTTGGATAACATTGATTGTTCTGATTGTTTCCCCATTGGAATCTAGCACCATTGCCAAGAGTAAAGCCCCAGGAAGGCCCTGCTTGAACTTTAGAAGCAAGAAGAACAATTGTCAGAACAGAGAATGCGAGTAGTTTTTTCATTGTGAAAATAATCTTAGAGATTGTTTGAGGACAGATCAAGCTGCTTTGGCAAATTTTGGAAGTTTCTTCAGAGCACTCAAGCAAATACTGAAGTAAGCACAACCATCGCAACGTCTTCCGTTATTCAGAAATATGTCTGGTCGCAAGCAAGCTGATTTATAGATTCTTGAGTAAGTTGTTCTGAACTCATTGGAACGGGCTGATATTTAAATGTAGGCAATTCATAGATTACTTCTTCCTTCTGAACTTCTGCAAGAGGCTGTTTCTTTGGAGAAGCTTCCTTCCTTTTATAATTCCTCAGAAGGTTCTCGAGACCACCATACTCTTTAATCTTCTTATCCTTCCAAGGACCCACGCAAGTTGTGAGCTTTCCAGTAGCATTGCAAGGAAGCTTGTTACCAGGAATTGTATTATGGACCTTGTAAAACTCAATAAATTGCTTGATCTGCTCTTCGCTCAAGAGCTTGCCAGCAACCGCTTTGAATTGTTTTGCGGAACCTTTTTTAGCACGATTGGACTTCATGAGGATAATCTTAGAGAGTTGTCGTGGACAGCTCAAGCTTCTTGGTACATCAGTTCGTCTAACTGAAGTTCTTCTCCTCCTCGGACTGTCAAGCCACCTGGCAAACGAACTTCGTACATATTCACACAATAATCAAGACGCTTTACAACATAACCTCGGAAGCCATCTTTCGTGACAATATAATCTTTTGGATTGAATGTATTCATAACAGAAAAGATCTTAGAGAGTAGTTGCGGACAAGTCGAGAATTATTTTTGAAGTTGTCTTGTCCTTTTGAATAGTTGCCAATAAATCCATCGAAAGGATGGAAGGATGGCTTTCAGGAAGCGCTCTCGTCTCTCCACCGAATGCGCTGGTAGCACGGCAGAGAGAAAAGCTATGGAGAGAAACTTTGAGAGAGAAAGTCTCTTAATCTCTTTCGTTCTTCCATTTAGACCTCTTATAGTCTTTTGCAGACTTGAAGGCTCTTGGAGCTGGAAGAGTTGGTTTACGAATTGATTTAAGACATTCTAGCTGAGTTGGAAGCTTTTTCATACAACAGACCTTCAAGAAACCTTCTGGACATCTCAACTATTTTTTGGGTTGCTTGAAGGGAATCAAACCCTCTCCGTCTCCGCCACAAGGAGAAGTGCTAATCGTTACACCACAAGCAACATATGAAATTAACTCTTCTTTCGCGGCCTTCCAACTTTCTTTGCAAGAACTTTCTTCTTTGAAGGATAAACTGTGCTCATGAACTTTGGCATCTCCTCACTTGCACAAGACCTAATAATCCTCAGATAAGCCTCTGGAGGCAGACAAGTTTGGTAATTGTTCTCAGAAGCAGAATTAAAGCCGTTCATAGAATTTCAAAAAGATAATCTGGTTCCAATCCATTTTCGTAAAGAACTTCTTCAGGATCTTCACCATCAAGTACCATCAATCTCATTTCCTTGATTGAGTGCTTTGCTTCTTGTTCCGTCAGGCCTTGGCCAGACATTAGTGCTTCTTTGAGGCTCATCGTGTTGTTTCTTTAATTGTTTTTTGGAGATAGTTTGAAGATTCTTCCGGAGTCATCTCTTCGAGAGCTTGCACCATTGCACTCATGTAGCCAATGATATAGTCTTTAGACTCACCTTTATCTTCAAGATTCTTGATAATTTGATTGATTTTGTTCATAACAGGAATGATCTTAAAGGTTGATTGAGGACAAAGCAACTTAAAAGGTCTTGTCTGCAATTGTCAGTTCATCCACTTCAATGAACAAAGACTGCACATAAGACTCAGTGCGACGGAAAGGGTCAGACAAGTCTCCTTCTTCGCTTTTTACAAGAGTCCTCTTTCCTTTGTAAGTACAAAAGATTGGACAGAAGTTTCCAATTTGTTCAGAACGAAGCTTGCGCTTGATTGTGTTGATGATTTGACCAGTTGGCTTGAAGCGGACTTGGATAAGTTGTTTCATGAGTTTGATCCTAGAGATTGTTCAGGGACATGTCAAGAAGATTCATCAGCTTTTTGTTGTTGTTAACATATTCAAGGAGTTCATCCGCACATTCTTCTTGCAGATAAGCAATTGCTTCTGTAACATCTATCAAATTTGCTCGAAAGTCTTCAACAATTCTTTGTGATGTCTCACTTGCGAGTTCCTCTAGAGGAATTTCTTCAAGCCAGTCAACAATTGCTCCTTCTATTGTAGTTGTCATATTATAACTTTCCAATCTCTACACTACCGGATACCTCTGTGATCTCATTTCGTCCTTCAACCTTAAAGGACCAACCGCTCGCTGTCTTTTGGAATGGCTTATCAGACACAAAGCGATCAATAACTTTTCCTTGCTCATCTTTCACACGCACCCTATACAGTGGGCCTCCCCAGCCATGAAACTTTTTAAGGACCGAGATACCTTCAGAATGTTCAAAAAGAACAATTCCTTCTCGAGTATCCAATTTATTCTTTGGAAGAGTCGTTGGAGATTCTTTTTGAGGAACGACCGTGGAGATCAGAACTGCAGCTAGTAGTGTTTTCATAAAAGAGATCTTGGAGGATGAACAAGGACAGCTCAAGAAGATTTTTTGAAATGTTTTGGAAAAGTTTCTTTTAGTTCGTAGTGAGACATGGCGATTCTTGGCACTAGGATCGTTTATAAGGCGTTTTGTTTGAGAACAGGAAAAGGACCTTTGAAAGGGTTTAATTTTTCAAAGGTCCTCAGTGTTATGAACAAAGTTTGTTAGCAAGGTCTTCATTGGCTACCAGGTCTTAAACCTGCTGGACGAAGATTACTTTTTAGCCTGCCTACTCGGCACTAACTAAAGTGGTGGAGGCGAGGGGACACTTACCCACAAATTTCTCTGTGGCGTGGACTATGTCTTCAACCCTGTGGGCTGACGGATGCTTATTTTTAAATGAGCGAGATGCTCATTTTTTACCTGTACTCAGGTAGTCTCTGAACGTTCTTCTTTTTTAAGAAGCTCCGCTTAACGTTGCCATGCAACTTTTTAGTTGTTTAGGTTTCACTAAATTCTTCCGTTTTTTTCATCAAGCATTACTGCTTGAGGCGACGATTTTCATCGCACCCCTGTCTTTATAACGTTTACATAATAACTCTTCACATGCTTGGAAGGATTTAGCATTTGTTGACAAAAGGCTGCTATGGCTCAACGGCCTATCTTTTAATGTCTGCCTACACGAGCGAAAGGTCTCGTATTACCTCTGTGCTTGTTTTTCCATGATCTATAACAGTTCATCAAAACCTCTGCAGTTCAAAGTAGATTTAGAGGATCCTCTACTAGGCTCTTAGGCAGCAAGAACTTCGCAGCCAAAGCTAGCGAGGATCTCGTCAGCGTTGTTTACAATGCTCTCGGCTTCTGCCAAGATATCAGAATTAGATTCTGCTTTTAGTTTTTAATCGATTTTAACGTGGCCATCGATCAACCACGGCATGCGTCATTAGTATCAATCATAAATCGATATCTATTGCGCCCCCACGTAAATTATTTGTCAAAGATCATTTGAAACCATTCGGTCTCTTTCTGCAACTACTATCTCTTACTTATCTCAAAAGTCTATTGTTAATTTCCGAAACTCTTCAAACTGCTCGCTGCAACAACATTTCTCAAGTTCTCATTCTCTTGCCGGACCTTCTCTAGTTCTTTCTGAAGGTCTTCACAAAGCTTCCGAAAAGCTTCTCTTTCATTCCAAAGTTTGTCAAATTGTTGATGATTCACTCATCTACTTAATCTCTTGAATCTCTTCTTGAAGTTCTTCAGGAGTCTTCATTCGAAAGTTTCCATTCGGAAGTTCGATTGCAAAACCCTCTTCGACCAAGTATTTCAATTGCAATTGAATCTCTTGCTCCAGATCTTCTTGAGAATTAATTCCAAGAGCTTCAAATGTTTCTAGTGTCTTTTTAGCGTGTTTGTTCATTTTAGAATGTCTTTCCAATTAGTTTTTGTTCAGTGCATTAGGACAAGAAGGAACTTTACAACGAGTGTTGATAAGACACCAAGAGCAATTTGGATCAGCTTGAAGAGGCTCGAATGTTCCGAAAACTGCCCGAACAATTTTATCAGCTTGTCGCTTGCCATCTTCTTGTCGAGGAGTTGTCTGACATGCTGAGAGTGCTACTACTGCTATAAGGAGGATTGCTTTTTTCATTTGAAAGAACTTTAGAGATTTCCTTTGGACAGTTCAATGCTAATCTTGCAAATGTTTCAGAAGTTGAATTGTATTTCCATCAAACTTCTCCCAACCAAAGGATTTGCAAAGATAATATTCAGGAAGGCTCGAATTAGAGTTTTGAAGATAAGGAGCCACTCGAACAATATCTCCAACAGACAAAGAAGGTCCTTTGAACTCTAGACGCTTTAGAAGACGTTTCTGATCTTCTTCCAAGATCTCTTCTGGAGCATTTGTAAGATGAAAAGCAAGCTCTGCAGCCTTCTCTCCGCTCTCTTCGCAATCAAAAGAAATATGCTGATTGCGATCTACAAACCAGTTCTCACGAATTTTATGATATTCCATTGTCCAAGGAAGATGAAAGGCTGTGACTTTTGTTTGTTTCATATGTTTATAAGTTCACCCTAAAACCCAAATTCCGTTTTCGTCCTCACTAACTTCAAAGTGTTTGTCTTTTTTTATCTTTTCAAGAACTTTATAGACATTTTCGTTAAAAATTCTTCCGTGACTAAAGTAAGCTGGTTTGCCGAGTTGCTTGATAAGTTCTTTAATCTTTTCAGAAGCAATTCCTTTACCTTGATGCTTTGGTTTAATCTGAAGATGCATCTCGATATAATCTGTTCCTTCACGAGATTTTTCTTTAAACAGAATCTCTCCTTCTGGAAATGATGCTTTAGAAAACTCTGAGCTTTTAGTAATTTTCAAGCTTTCTTGAATTTGTTCAACTAAGCGATCGAATTGTTTCATGTAGGAACTCTAGAAAGTTTTTGTGGACAAGGCTAGTTCTTTTTACGGTTTTTTTATCTGGCTTACCGTAAACCTTCTTCAATCAAACAAAAAGCTTTGAAAGCTTCTGATGAATTGCTTTCAGGTGCTCTTCGCAAAAGTTCTGAGCAGCTTCTTGTGTTTTGAAAGTCTTCTTAGAAATCCTTGTCTCGTCTGCAAAGTCATTCACAAAGAGGAATGTTGCAAATTGTTTGGTGTCCCAATCAATATCAACAACATAAGTCCAGTTGAGTGCTTTGACGTCTGCTTCGAGCCATCCAGCAGAATTGTCATCACAAGACTTTTTCTTCCATTTCAGAATGTTTTTAGTGTTCATTAGAAAATCATCCGATTTTGTATTATTCGCGTATTCGCAAATTTTCAGATCTTCGGGAACTGTTAATATGATTGGTTCTGTTTTTTATGTTGAAGTTATTTCACTTCTATCAGTCCAGCGACTGCTGATTGACTACTCTTTTAATATCTCACAGACTGGTGGAATTGTCAACCTCTTTTTCAAAAATATTTCCAATAATTTTTATCTCTTCAAAGTCTGCCAAGCAATTATCTTCTTGCAGAATCATTGCCCAGTTTTGTTCAATCTCTTTCAAACGGAATGCAGAGTCCTTATAGACTACTTCAAACTTTCCAAAGCCGTGAGGTTGCTTATTGATGATTACTTCGACAAGATCTCCTTCTGTTATCAGAATGTTGTTGATGTCTCTTTTATCAGAAACGAGAAGAGCAGCTGAGAAGGAGTCAATAATCGTCGAGAATTCTGAGCAATCGACAATATCTTGCAGAGACATGCTCTTTCCGTTGTTCAGAAAAGAGTTTGTTTTGTTGTCCCAGATTTTAAAGTGATGCTCCACAGCATTATTTTAGAGCGCTTGGAAGATTTTTCAAGGCAAAGAAAAAGCCCTCTGTTTAGAAAGGGCTCTTCTTATATTATGGACTTAGAGATTTTTTATCAGGAAAGTTGTTCAGAAGAGACTGGAAGAAGAGTAGAGGCTTCTTCCATTGAAATAACTTCTACTTGAGCAAAGAGATCGTTATCAAGAAGACCAAAGCCCTGAGAGTAAAGACCTCCAGGCTGGATTTCAGTAAGAAGATCAGCACAGAGCATGAATTTTCCATCTGTAAGTTCTACAGGAGAAGCTTTATGTTGGCTGTTGAATGTTTCTTGAGTAGCTTCTAAAATTTCTTTTAGAGAAGAATTGAATACCAATGCAAGATTTTTGAGTTCTTCGTATGATTTGTTTTGAGTAATGAGTTCTTGTAAATTCATATTAGTAAAAATTAAATTGCTGCGTTGATTGCTGTCATAAGAGCAGAGACTCTTGTATCAAGAAGGGCGAGGTTGAGGTTTTCTCCGATGGAGTAGAAGGAGATTCGTGCATCGGATCTTTGACCGCCGGGGATTCCTCTGGAAAAAACTCCAAGCCCTGAACTTGAAGGAGTTGTTGAATTTATGCTTCTTGAAGTCGAAGAGCCGTTAAGCCTTTGAATCATTACTGAAGAGGAAAGTCTACTCGCTCCAAACAGACCTAATGTGCTTTGTGAGTGAGTAGTATTAAAGTTAGAGCTATTAATTCCGAAAGGAGCCTGCGTTGAGGTGGTTCCTAAAAACGATTGACCCGTTGCAAACGGGTTTGCTATTGCTGTTCTGACAGTTGTTCCTGACTTGCTTTCTGACTCAGTTTGGTAAACAGCAATGTGCTTTGAGTCTTGAGGGTCTTCATTGTTTCTTCTTTTGGGGTCCAAATATTTTGTAGATGCATCACCCTTCAATCCGGTCTCGCGGTTATAGTCTGCGGACACAAAATTAAAATTGATCGGGGCGGTGCCAACAAGTGGGACAAGCGCACCGTTAAGCGTGCGTGCGCCAGCGAGAATGCAGGAGGCTTTGAGGGCGTTCCAGATGCCATCGGATTTGCAGCCGACAATAAAATCGTTGTAAGCAATTTTTATGGAATTTTCTAAGGCTTGACCATCAGCAGCTTCAACGGCGGCAATATAAGCAGCAGCAGTAGAGTCATAAGAAGGACTACTTTCTGTTTCGAATACAGTTTTGCTAAGAAACTTAGCATTGTCGAGAATTTTGATTAAGGATGCCATAAGACATTTTTATTTATCTCAATTTGTTTTTTTTTTGCTCTAAAAGCAAAATATTTTCAAAAAAGTTTTGAGGAGCAAGGCACTCCTCTTCAAAAGCTCTTTTGCAAGCTCCTCAAAGAACTTCCGAATTTGAACATTTCATCTTCTTTTCTAGAATCAGAAGATGGGGATAATTCGTTCAACCTTCTCAGAATGATCCCTCCGAAAGATCCTTCCTGAGCTTGGCGCCAAAGGCTTTTCTTCTCCCTGCAATTTGAAAGTCACCTTTCAAAAGGCCTTGAAAACTGTCTTTTTTTATTTATCTGTAATCTTCTGCAAAGCCCTTCCAAGAGCAATTGAATTTCCAAGCTTCCTGTTCCAATTGTCTTTTTTAGAGCAGACTGCTTCTCCGTAAACATTCTCTCCAGAAGGAGTTGTTATCTCAATCCTCGTAAGACCTCCATTAGCAGAAAGCTCTTCAAAGACTCCTCCAATCTTTTGAACCTTCTTATAGTTCCTTGTATGAAGAACTCGGACTTTATAACCGCTTCGACGTAGTGTTGCAATTGTTGGAATGTTCATTTTAAATATTTAGTGCAAGTTTCTCGCAATGTTCATAAATTTCCCAAGCTTCATCATCAGCTCCAAAATCGCTGTGACCAATGATTGAGACAAGCTCTTCTTCATTGATTTGTTCAAAATTGTCTCCAATCTTAATCCTCTTTGCAATCTTGCTCAGAGTGCTTCCAGAAATAAGAGATCCGTTAGAAGTTGTAAAGTAACTCATCTTCTGTCTCTTAGCGCTTGCTCCAAAGGATGTCTTTCAAGTAAGGCTCTTGCATATGACGTTCAATCCAGGTGGTTTGGACAAAAACTGAGCACCTTCCAAAAGACTCAACAGGAAACAATTTCGAAAGGATTGTTTCAATGATAGTTTTAAAGTTCTTATTCATTCTCGTCCTCCACGTTTGTTGCAACAACCAAGCTCCATCCAAGCATTTCCAAAGCTGCTGAGCAAGGATCTTCTCCTTCTGCAACTTGGAAGTCAATTGTGTCATTTCCATCATGTTCATTGATTAGGCGATATGTTGTCATGTTATTACTTTGTTTTGTTGATTCCAACTTTAATTGATGTTTTAGTGACTTTGAAGTATGTTGTGGTTTTGTTCATGAGTTTTATATTAGAGATTGATGACGGACAAGGCAAGATTAAGCTTCCCAAACTTGCCACTCTTCTTCACTCATTGTGTAGTCATATTGACTTTCTGGAACATCTCCTGAAAGCAAGATCTGCTCTGCCTTGATCTTTGCCTCTTCCTCAGAAGAAGCTTCAACAGCAATGATGGTTTTGTATACTTCTTTAACAGCTACTTCGTATTTTTTATTCATAACAGGATTGATGTTAGAGATTGATTGTGGACAGATCAATATGAAAGATCTTCGTGCGAGACAATTTCGACACTTCCGTCAGCTTTAGTAATAACTACTTGAAGATTCTCTTCTCCCGGAAATTTTGGTTTATCGAACCATTCTTCTACAAATTCAAAGTCTTTAGGATCAAGGAGTACCATAGTATATCCTTCTTTGAACAATTCCACAAAACCGAGCTTGCTGATGTCTTGAATTGCTGCGCTCAACCTATGAACATCATGTTCAAAGAATTTGACATTATCTTCTTTAAGACCATCAGTAAGGATGTCTGTATAAGAAGCATAGAGATTCCTTTTGAGCTGCTCTTCGGTTGTTTTGATTGTGTGCAGTTTGGTAGTAGTAATCATAACAGGATTTATATTAGAGGTTGATTGTGGACAGCTCAAGCAATTTTAAATTTGAACTGCTTGAGTTGAGTTTTGGTCCACCTGTTGTGCAGATTAGAACCAGACTCAAGAGCCTTCTCAAGAGTATTCATGACGTTCCCGTTTACAAATGCATGACAATCAAGCTCATACGTACCTTCAATATATTCAGCACCAATTACACTATACTGTTTAATGTTGCTAAGGATCTCAGCCTGAATGATATCTCCAGTCTTAATCTCTCGTCCGAAATGTTTAGTAAGAAATTCTGTAAATGATTGAAGCTTGAGAAGCTTCTTCTCTTGCTTGAGTTGATTGATCTGTTGTGTGAGTTCTTTTTGTTTGTTCATTACTCAAAAGATATTAGAGATTGTTGAAGGACAAGTCGAGAATTATTTTGACTTAATGATTTGTATTTGAAATTCCGAATTATCACGCATCTTCAAGACAATTCCAGAATTGTTTGTAAGAAGACCTTTTGCTTCAAACGTTTCAAAGTCTTTGATCATTCCATCTTCATTTTGCGCAAAGCCAAAAACTTCCATCAAATAACTTTCTAGTTCGAATGCTTTCATGGTTTTTATTCTAGAGATTGTTGAAGGACAGCTCAACGAAATTTTCTACAGTTGTGTAGTGGCTCAATCAAGAAATACAGGAGTGGCTTCTCCAACATATGCTCCTGCAACATTAAATTCAAAGCATTCCAGAGCCTCTTCCTCTGTCATATCTCTTTGAAAGATTTCCAGAACTTTTGCTTTAGAATAAACTGCAACAGGCTGATTGAATTGCTTGCCGGTTCCAATCAAAGCCTCTTCCAAACCATCACAAAACAATATTTCTTTCATAATCAATTCAACCAAGCTTTTTGTTCAAGTCCTTTTGCAGTTAGTTCAGAAAGTGCTTTCAAATATTCTTCTGTTGTCGGATCTTGCTTGAAGGCTTTTGAAAACAATTCAAGGAAGTCAAAACCTCCAAAGTCCTTCTCTTGTTCTTTTGAGATAATAGTCATACAAAAACTTTCTGAAATCTTTTTGGACTCGACAACAATTATTTTGAATTATTTTCAAGAAGGTCTTTTAAAGCCCGTGCACAGACATAGCGATTCTTGGCACTAGGATCGCTTTAAAATCGTTTTGTTTAGTTTTTGGGAATTATGGTCGACTCAGCATCAAATTCCCTGAGAAGTGTGAATTCTTCCTCATCACCGTCAGAATTGATAAGCGTCAGAGTGCTTCCTTCAATCAGAGCAACTTGGTTGTCGCCTTCATAAAAAGAAATCTCTACAGTCAGATTCTCATCATCAAATTCCTCTTCCCAAGAAACATACATGAATTCATTTGAGTCATCATCCTGCACTCCCATCAAGGTTGGTTCAATTAAACGACCTTCCAGAACAATAGCAGTGCTCAGTTGGAGTAGGTCATAGGCTTGATGTAGATTTACTTCTTTCACTCGAAAAGTCTCAATGCTTTTGGAGGATAGTCAAGCGAAGCGTGAGGAATATTTTTTTTGAAAATAGTTTGTTGATTAGGGTTGAAGAGATCTCTAATTATCCTCAGACAAATATCTCAAACCATCTCTGTAGTGCAAAATGGTTTGACGAGATCGAGCAAACTGAATGATCGAATCGCAGTTGGCATAGGCCAATGAACAAATTGCTTCTCGTTAAAAAACACCCATGGTGAAAGTTCTGGCTGGATCGTAATCATGGACTGCAGGATATCCGACGTTAAAAATCTCAAGACTGTTCCGAGACGAGGGAACAATTCAATCCAAATGACTGCTTATATAGGAACCGGAGGCAGTGGTGTTTTGATACCAAAAGAATTGTGGCTTACAGACCTGATGTGCGAAAAGGCCCGTACTAAGAGTACGAAATTTGCATAGTTCATTCTTTCCATTTGACGGAGGGATGAACTATGCTCAAGAACCCACCGAAGAGTATCCTTAGTAGTTGATAATAAAGAAGTTAGTCTGAAAGCTAACGCCTTCGGTGTGAAGAAATAAAAAAGAGTTGCTGCTCTAAGAAAAAAAAAACTCAAGTCCTACACTAATAACAATTTTATTGCTTAATATGAAAAAAGTAATGAAAAGTAGGACTTGAGTGATAAGTACTTATGCTTAATATGAATAAAATAAACCTACGTAACCAAGATGGCTCTCTGTCTCCAGAGGCACAACTATTACTATCAATTGACCTAAAGTCTTTTTCAACCGTAGAAGAAAAGAAAGCCGCTCGAAAACTTTTAGATGAATTTAGAGCTAAACTTTCTAAAGAGGACGTAAAAGAGTTTCAGAGATTGAAGAAATGCATAAGAAGTAAAAAATGGGCTGCTGAAAATCCTGCAAAATGCAGGGCAAGTGACGCAAAGTGGAGAGCTAAGAATCCTGAAAAAGTAAAGCAAGACAGTGCAAAATGGTGGGATGAAAATCCTGACTATGCTGCTGCTTGGCGGGAGAAAAATCCTGAAAAGACGAAGGAAAGCAATGCAAGATGGTATGCTAAGAATCCTGAAAAGTCAAAGAAAAACAGCGCAAAGTGGAAAGCTGAAAATCCAGAGAAAGCAAATGAAAGCAGCGCAAAGTGGAGAGCTGAGAATCCTGACTATGCTGTTGCTTGGAGAGCTGAGAATCCGGACTACCATGATGATTGGAGAGCTGAGAATCCCAGACACCATGCTGAATGGCGCGCAGCTAATCCCGAAAAGGTAAAAAAAGAACGAAGCAAACCTAAAAATAAATTAAGAAATGCTGTCCTCACAGCTTTCAAAAGAATAGGTCAAAACAAACCAACAAACACTCTCAAACTGTTAGGATGCACTTGGGAAGAAGCTAAAGCTCACTTTGAAAGTCTTTTTCTGGAAGGAATGACTTGGGAAAATCATGGAAGAGGAGAAGGTAAGTGGCACATTGATCACATCCGTCCTGTAGCTTCTTTCAAGGGAGCTAGCGAGGAGGAATTAAAACAAATGAATCACATTTCTAATCTCCAGCCTCTTTGGTCAGCTGATAATATCAGAAAAGGAGATAAATGGGATGGAGAATTAAACTCTGAAATATTAAACTTTGAAGTCTAATCTTTTAAGGAACAAAAAGATCTCCTTGAAAAATGTAACCTGTAATCCAACACCTCGAAGCGTCCTTCACAAAAATGTGCTCCGAGGACAATTTAGCAGACTCACAGTCCGTGGCGATAATCAATACAACATCACCCTCAGAGGCAGCTCTTACAAAATCTCTCAGAACATTCAAACCATTCTTCAGAGACAATGAAGAACCATTGTACCATCTTACATTTTTGAAAACCCAACGTTCAAGTTCTTCATCTCTCATGTCATTCAAAAGTTCTCCGAAGCAATCTTTTAGAATTGCTTTATTGAGAGGGTCAACTGAAGGCTTTAAAAAGTTGTCTTTGAGAATTTGTTTTGAGTCCTCAATTGAAACTCCTTTATAGCCAATGAAGTTTGGGTCCTTAGTGAGATTATAAAGATCTTTGAAGTTGTTTGACATGCTTTTAAATTATCTTACAACAGCTTTAGAATTTTTCAAATCGTTTGATGAATTGTTGGCAAGCCAAGAACAAATCCAACTTTCTCAACTACTCTGTGACCCTTTCCGCCAATATGCCAAAGATAATCTCCAGAAGGAATCTCACTTACCTTCCAATCATAAATCGTTGCAACAGTATCTTCGTCAAATTCTAGAATCCATTCACAAGTCACCTTTCCGTCTCCAGAATGATCTCGAATTGGTTCACCAAGCTTCTTGATAAGAGTTTCAAGATTTGCTTTAACATAGCCCCTCAAAGAGGTTTCGTTTGATACTGATGTGTCTGTAGTTACTTTGTAGTTCATTTTGTAATAATGTAGTTGTCTAGAATATATTCAGAAGGATTTTCAATTCCAATCTCCTCTTCCAGAACTGCTCGCAAGTCATCAATTGATTCGCAATCATCAAACTTCTTTTTGAGAGGATCGTGCACATCTTTCTTCCACTCTGCAAGCTCTTTTTTGTCTTCGCAATATTCTTCAGCCTGGCTGAGAAGAAATTCAAGTTCTTGTTTCGCAACTTTTTCGATAAGGTCTTTAAGATTCATAACAGGATTGATATTAGAGATTGTTGATGGACAGCTCAAGATTATTCTTCAACTGCTCCAACCAAATTGACTGTTTCGTTTACGATATCAATTGACACAATAGTTTTGAAAAGCTCTTCGAATGTTTCAATAATCTCATTGAATTTACTCTTGCTTTCTCCATCCCATTCTTCTCCAGTAATTGCAAGATGAGTTTCACTGAGACCAATTTGACTGTCTCCTCGCTCCTCCCAAAGTTCGTTGCAAAGCTGATTTGCAAATTCGTAATCCAGACCTTTTGTAGTTTGATTAGTTGTCATTGAGAAATAATTTAGAGATTTGTTGAGGACAGCTCAACTTAGTTTCTGCAAGATCCTTCACAATCCATCTCGCGCTCTGAGTCTAATATAAACCTCAGAGCCTCAAGAGATTGCTTCACATAACCTCTTGAAGCACCAGACTTGTTTCTATTAGGAAAGTGCTGCATGATAGTAAGATAGAGAGACGTCACTATAGATCGTCTAATGTTGAGAGGTGTGTCGTTCATAACAAAATTGATCTTAGAGATTGATGTTGGACAGTTCAAGAACCTTTTTGAAGATCTTTTCAATATCTCCGTGTGCAAACATAGCGATTCTTGGCTCTAGAATGCGTTTAAAATCGTTTTGTTGATTGATCTGTGATTTGCCTCAGAAAGCAGGAAAGGATCTCAAAAAGAGATCCCTCCTCGAAGTTGTTTGAAAATTTTGAATCAGAGACTGAATTGAACCTTTGGCTTATAATAGACACAATATGTTGGACCTCCATAAGCAAAAGGACCAGCGTTTGTCTTCCAGTTCATTACTGTGACGTTCAGAAATGGTCGACGCTTTTCAATAAAGCTCTGAAGTTTGAACAGATCATCAATAGTGAGATCATTGTCTCGTGAAGTATAGAACTTGATGCGTCGTTGATTCTTCGTAGCATCATTGAAGTAATAAAAGAAGTCTTTGTTCAACTCTTTCAATCCTTCGCGAATGTCCGAGATCCAGGTTTGGTGTTTTGGAGTGTTTGTCATGGTTTTGATATTAGAGATTGTTCAGGGACAGATTAATACTAAATATTGCTGTAATGAGTCGGATTGTTCCACATGATGATGTTGTCTGTATTGTATTTTTCTTTTGCTGCAGCAATCGTTGTGCTTTCATCATTTGAAGCACAATCACAATCCCACAGACCATTAACAAGAACTGAGAATCGTGGATAAGAATTATTCATTGCAATTTGAAGAGTAGGTTTGTTCATAACAGAATTGATATTAGAGATTCTTTGTGGACAGTTCAAGTCAAATCATCATCGAAGAAAGAGTCTCAGATTCTTTCTTAGAAGCATACTCAAGCTGACGTTGTTTCTTCTCTTGCTCCTTTGAAGGAGAAGTCACTGTCAGCCAAATGGTTTGCCGACCATAATCTTTAGAAACCCAACTTGGGCTGCACCCGCAGCTGCACATGGCTGTACGAGACCACTTTAGCTCTTTAGCAATATTCTCATCAAGCAAACCATCTTTGACAGCTTGATTGATGATAACTCGTTGAATCCCAAGCTCTGCTTTGTTATATTTTCTCCAGAGCTTATCATTATCCTTATCTTCTCCTTTGTTAGAATACTCTGGGCGTTGCGTAATTCCATTCCAGTTAAGCTCTTCAGGATCAAAGGGATTGGAAATACTAACAAGTGTGTGCTCGCGCTTCGAAGTATAAGGCTCAGCTTTGCGATGGCTCGTAAGAGAGCAGACTTCTTCGTTGAACTTGATAGAGGTAGTAGTGTTCATAACAGAAAAGATCTTAGAGAGTCTTGTTGGACAGCTCAAGCTTCAAAGCAAGCTTCTTCGAATTGATTGACAAAGCTTTTTGATAAATCCCAGCTAGAGATGAACTGCAGACCACAGCTTTCGTTGAATGCTTTCTTTAACTCTTTGATTGGGAGAATATCATAACCACAATCTCGAGCTTCTTCTCGATCGTTCTCAGACTCAAGAATGTATATCTTGTGGCAATCGTCGTATGCAAAATGTGTTGCTTTAGTTTGTTGGCCGTTTATTGTCATGTTTTTAATAATAGAGTTTTGTTGTGGACAGGTCGAGAAATTATTCTTCTAAACAATTTTGAGCCCATTCTCGACAATCTTGCATCCATTCTTCATATGTGCAAGTCTTTTCTTCCATTCCTTCAAAGTCTCCTTCTCCATAAGCTTCTTCATAGTTAAACATTTTATTGCTAAATGTTCATTTCTTGGCTACTCTGGACTATAAGCTCAGAGCCATCAGTTTTAAAGAACCCATCAGGCTTCCAATAAAAGCCGTCACCGAGATTCAATTTCTGACCAAGAAAAGCAAAAGGTACTGGAGAAAGATCTTGCTCATGATTTAGAGCTGCGTTTAAATCAGCATCTATCTCATTCTTGCATCCTTTACAGGAATAAACTTTCTTTTTCCTATTCGCTTTTCTTACCAGTCCACAATTAGAGCATCTCTGAGAGCGATAAGCACAAGACTGCTCTACAACTGGAACCTCCAGCTCTTCACATCTGCGTTTAATCTTATCACGTATCTCAGGATTGCTCCAATGGGACATACTTCTAGAGGTAGATTTTCCAAGTCTTATATTAGAGACCTTTTCAAGACGAACCTCTTTTACGTCTTTAAAATTGAGTTGGTTAACAGAGTAGTTAACGAAATTCTTTTTGTGAGTACAAGCTTTCTTGAAAGCCTTAGAGCCTTTCTTTTTTCTAGAAAGCTTTGCAATAATGCTTTCGTAAGAATGTCCGTGAGGACAATACTTGGGTGTAGTTTGTCCATCACTCAGCGTACAAAGATCTTTCATTCCTTGATCAATGCCGATAATCTTGTCTCCTTGCTCGTGTGGATTGCGTTCCCAGTCCCAAGAGAGTTGAAAGCGATCTTTAAAAAGTTTTAGCGATCCGCACAAAGTGGCTTTTCTGTCCTCTTTCCATTTATCATATTGAGAACTCTTGTTGATAGGAATTAAAATTTGTCCATATTTAGAACCAACGTGACGAATTCTAACAAATCCTTCAAAATGACCTTCTTTGTCTATTTCAAAATCAACACAATTGGAACTGAGTTGAGGAGCCACAAACACGATATTTGGCTTAGAGAACTTAACGTCTTTTACGTCTTTGTTTTTATGTTCTTTGATCCAATTCTTTCTTCTTTGTTTTTCGATAGCAGAACGAATAATTGCTCCTGCTTGATTGACAGCACATTGAAAAGCTTTTCGACTCAGCTCAGTTTCTACAGGAATTGTCTTGTAGTCAGGAAATTTAGGTAATTCTAGCTTCTCATTTAAGTTATCCCAAAGATAATCTATAGACGCGAGACAGGCTTTGCTATAATCTTCAACAAAAACAAGGAGACGATCTTGCTTGTCTTTATTTGCAAAGGTATAAGAATGTCTTGTTGAACCGATCATTTTAAAGTGTAAATATATTTCGTAGAGGACAGCCAGTTTTAAAGTGTGCTGGTTTCTTTAAAGTTGGACCTTTAAAGATTACTCTATATTTTATTTAATCAAAATGATCAAATTTTCTTCTGTTTGCAGAAAATATTTTTGGGCTAAGATGTTGTTATGAAAGTTTACTAATATGAACTATTTTGCACTAAAAAATGTTAATGTATGTTATACTCTTTTAAGCTCATTGCAAAGAGAGGACTATCAAACATAATGTCTATGAGATTTGGATCCTCGTTATTGAGAAGACTTTGCAACTCTTCTTCGTTTTTAACATCTGTGAGGTTAACAATGATTTCTCCTTCTTGGTCCAAAATTTTCATAAGTTTTAGATAATGTTGTTGCGGAGATAATTCAGTGCTTCTACATAAAGCACATTCATGCGATCTTCATAGCAATCGTCAAATCCTTCGTCTTCTTCGTTCTTGTCACTCATGTCTGGAATGCAAATGTCTTCTTGAAGTGCTGGAAGGATTGTAGATTCAAGGAGATAATTGAGTTGATCAATTTGAGTTTGTGATAGTTTTGTCATGGTTTTGATATTAGAGATTTGTTATGGACAGCTCAAGCTCTTTTGATAACTTGAAATTTGTCGAGTTCAATATAAACACGATACACTCGACCAGTCCTGTCTTGCACATCAAAGGTCTTGTTGCTCACTTTAACTACGACAGCCTGATGAGAATAAGGAGGTACGATCTCGATTGTAGAATGAAATGCGGGAATGTTAGTAGGAGGATAGTAGAAGATTTCATCTCCTACAGACACAAGAAGTTTAGCTTTTGGCTCTTGATCAGATTCTTTGATTAGTTTCATAACGAGAATGATATTAGAGATTGTTTGTGGACAGGTCGAGAAAAAGTTCTCTCAATCGATACTAAATAAACAAGCATAGTAATTTTTCTTTGCATTCATCCATGCTGGTTTAATCTTTGGAAATGTGAAGGTTCTGTAAGAATCATTAACAAAGTTTTTGCTTAACTTCACACTCAAATACTCTTCGTACTCCTTAACTTCTTCAATCATACCGTTTTCCTCCCATTTAGCAATCTTATTTTTAACTCGCTCTAAAACTTTATCTTCTTCAATGTCAACATTACATTCATACGAACCTCTGCCTGAGTGAGTTGATTTTCCTTTTACGTTCAACTCTTTTCTCATCCAACTGACCGCACTTTGTAGTTTTTTCATAACAGGAATGATATTAGTGATTGTTTGTGGACAGATCAATCAATTTTCTTATAAGTTGCTTCTGCTCCTCGGCCTTCTTTAGAAGCCTTGCCTTCTGTGACGAGCTGACGAAGGATTGTGTTCAGGTATGCTCCGTTCACTTCAGACTCTCGAACGATCTGAGCAACGGTCTTGGGCTCTGTGAGTAGTTCAAGGACTTGGTCGGCTTTAGAGGCTTTTTTTGCGGCAGATTTACGATCCGGACTGTTATCAGCTGCTACTGCTTCGAATGTATATCCATTTGCTCCGAATGGGAAAGTAGTGTAAGAGCAAGCTCCGAAGCGATTTTTGTGTAAGATCAAATCTCGAAGATTGTGATCGTCCTCGTTTTTAATCAAAGTAGCGAAAATATCAATGGAATGAATTATGCCTGTACCACCTTTAAAATTGCCTCCCTTAGTGAAGTGCATAATAATTAACATGCATACTTCACGCTCTTTAGCAAGGTTTACAAGACGGCCAGTAATATATTCCTCCCTTTCTCGAGAGTTCATGTCCTTCTTCTTTGTAGAGATAGTTGGAAAAGAATCAATCACAATAAAATCCAAGCCCATCTCGATCACTGCTTCTTCAATATCTTCTACATATACAAGATTTGCAATAGGAACCGACAAAGCATTCAACCTCTTCGCAGCAAATGCCACTTGCTCAAGAGTCTCTTCTCCGGAGATGTATGCAGTCTTCTTTCCAGTCTCTTCGAGAGCTTGGAGCAGCTGCAAAGAAATAGAGCTCTTGCCAACGCCTGCTGGAGCCGCCAGGGTGATCACAGAACCCGGAAGAAAGCCTTCTTGGCCGAAGGCTTCGTCAAGATCAGGAATGCCGGTCTTGAACTTGCGGTTATAAATTTCTGGAACTCGGACTTCTCCAGCTCTCGTGAAGTTCTTGTTAACAGTATTTTTTGATTGGATTGCTTGCATAATGGTTGAATCTTTAAATACTCTCAATGCTCTTGAAGGACTCCTCAAGATTCTTTTTTTGAAAACTGCTCTCTGAATTGCTCTCAAAGACCGCAGGCATTCATAGCGATTCTTGGCGCTAGAATGCGTTTAAAATCGTTTTGTTGAATTTTTGGAAGACTGCTCTGGAAAAAGGAAAGGACCTCCTTTTTAGAGGTCCTTTCGCAACAGTTGTTGGCTTCTATGACGAATTAAATGACTTCAGCCGGCTTTGTTAATCTCGAATCACTCGTCCGTTGTTGCCGAGAAATATCAACGATTGCGGAGGAATGTCTCCAGGATCCTTCATGCCACCGAAGCGGACCAGGGCCCTTTTTAACTCCGTCCACAATTCTGGATTTTCGCCGTGTGTTCGAATCAATTCCACAATATCCTGACGTAACTTATGAGCCAACTCTTTTGGATGTTGCCCTGGAGGATGTGATGAGGGGTTCTCTTTTGGGAGCACATGAGCTTCTTCGAGTAATTGTGTATTGAGGACTTTGTCTACGAGTTGATCGAATTTACGTTTCATATTGTTTATTTAACTAAAATGATCTCAGAGTTTGTTTGCGGACACTTCAAGAAGATTTTTAATCTTTGGAAGGAGACTTTGGTTGGGATCGAACCAACGGCTTGTGCTTGTTCCCCAGCATTTGGTCCTTCACCTTGAGGGGGCTACTGCTCTGCCAACTGAGCTACAAAGTCTTCTCGAATTTTTCTTTTGCTTCCTGACTGCTCTGCAAAACTTTTCCTACACACATTCGTTCATCTTCTGACAAAAAGTTCCACATGGACTGCTCTGTCAGAATCTTCACGAGATCAAACAAATTTGTTTCGAGTTGTTCAATATAAGTGTTCATCGTTTGACAATTAAGACGATTAGAATGAGGAGGAGAAGAATGTCAGTCATATTAGAAATTGATTTCGTTTTCTTTAACTCGATCGATAAAGCATTCTCCATCATAGACTTCTATAACAAGCTCTTCATTGTCTCCTTTGTTATCAAAGAAGTTTTCAACAAAGTTAATTTCTTCAGAAGTCAAACAAAGATAAGTGTTTCCTTCTGCAAAGATTTTTGAATAATTTCCATTAACTGCATCTTGCACAAGAGTCTTTGAAGACTGGAGATGTTCAAGAATCTCATCCATCGAACTGTCTCTAAGAACGTCTTGAAACATATCTGAAGTGTTTTCTCGAATGTTCTTGTCAATTGAGTCTCGTTGGAGTTTCAAAGTATGGACTGATTTAGAAGTAATGTTCATAAGTTTAATTGTTTTGTTTGACCTCTACAGCAACTGTCATTTTTCCTTCTTGCAGCTCGAAAGCTTTTCCGAGATAATAATTCTTTGCTTCTTCCAGAGTTGCATTCATTGATGTGGTGACTGAATTTCCGTCTTTAAAACGAATAGTGAAGTTGTTCATAACAGAAAAGATCTTAGAGATTGTTTGTGGACAGTTCAAGAATTATTTTTGCAAACATGCTAAAATTCTTCCATAAAATGCATCAAATCCATCAAAGCTTTTAATCTTAAATTGGTCATTATCAAGTTGTTTGAGAACATTTTCTTCTAAACCAATCCTGATAACGTCTTCTATAGTAAGTCCTTCCTTTACTAACTTTACAGTTACATGCTTGCATTGTTTCCATGTTTTGCAATCTTCCCAACTGAGCAAAATAGCAACTTTGCCTTGGTAATAACCTATGCAGAAGTCTCTATAAACGTTTTTGACTACTTGGACTTCGTTGACTTTAACATTATAATAAGTGTGAGGTTTGTTCATAACAAAAAAGATAATAGAGATTGTTCAGGGACACTACAACAAAAAAAGTCTCTGTAACCTTTTGGATTACAGAGACTCTTATAACTCTTTCTAGCTTAAATTATTTCACAGTTTGTAAGCAATTTTTCTAATAGTTTCATTATTAGCAAATAAACGTACTACAGCTAAACTCATATCATACTCTACACCCCAAGTTCTCCAAACTCCTTTAAAACCAACCTTTTCCTTCAACTTAAGCAACTTACTTTCAACTTCATTAATATCTTCTTCTTCAGCATTACAATCTAACATATACTCTTTCAACTCTTTAAGCCCTTCTTCAAAAGTTACTTCTGCACTAGTATCTTCATCTTCAACAAATTCAACAAACTCTGTAAGCCCTTGAGAATCATCAAGCACTTCTCCAGAATCTGCACTATAACCAACGCTTTTAATTACTGTGATGTAGTTTTTAGTAGTAGTATTCATAACAGAAAAGATCTTAGAGATTGCTTGTGGACAGATCAAACTTCTTTTTCAAGTTGTTTAACTAGTCTGAGAAATTCGTCTTCAGATATTCCGTACTTTGTTTCAGCATCCAATGGACTAGCACTAAATATAACGCCAAAACAATTATCTCGTTTACAAAATGCTGCAGTTCTGTAGTTCTCATCAAAGTATTCGTTTGTGAATACAATCTTTACGTCCTGCTTATTAAACTCAATATCTTCAATGAGTTTGAGTTCTTTCCATTCCTCGATCTTTTTATTTAAACGTTCTGAAACAACATCCCACTTTTCATTGAATCCTCCAATATAAGCTCCTCTGCCTGTATGTTCTGTAGATCCTTTAATTTTAAGTTGTTGTCTCAAGAAAGTATTCAAACTTCTTTTCTTCCAATATGCACAACCATGCCTTGAATCAAGATATAGATTAAGCTCTTGTTTTGTTTTAAAATTCAAACCCATCAATTTTTCAGCTTGATCGATACAATCTCTCGTACTTGTTCCTTTTATTTTAAAAGCTATTTTAGTTAACCTTACTTTTTTATCATGCAGCCAAATTTCAAGTTCTGTTGGATTAGCAATTTGTTTTTTTGGTTTGTTCATAACAGGACTGACTATCGACAAGCTGAGAGGACAAAGCAACAAAAAAAGAGGTCCAAAGGACCTCTTTTTGTTATTAAACTGTTTGAGTGTATCAACCAACAATACCTAAACCAGCAAAACGAGCTGGAGAGTCACCAAAAAACGTAAAGACAGTTCCTTGACCAGAGTCTGGGTGATACTCTCGTTTCATATCTTGCAAGCTACGTTTTAGTTTATTTAAATCAAAATTACCCGCTTCCTTGCCTACTCTTGAATACTCTCTCAATTGTTGTTCTGCAAATTCTATAACTTGTTGTGCACCTGCATCGAAAGAGTCAGGAAACTCAACTGAATCCATATCTATGTCTTCTATATTCCTAAGAATTCTCACCGGTTTAATTATTCCTGTTCGATGCCCATTCACGTAACCACCATGCTCAAAATCATTGAAATCCCAAGCAACAGCATCCATGAATTCGCTTATATCTATGCCTACGTCAGGATGTTCTTTGTCAATTGAGACAAACGTTCTGCTGGGTTTGGCTTCGTTAAGAATTTTTGATACTAATTTATTGAATTTTGTTTTCATACAATTTTATTTATCTATTTTTGTTTTTTTTTTGCGGAAATCTCTAATTTATTTAAAAAATATTAGAGATTGTTCAGGGACAGTTCAAGAATTATCTTCTGGAACATAACTCATGAGTGCTTCTTCAAACCCTCCAAAGTTCTTGAACAAATTTATTAAGCTCTCTTCAATTGCTTCTCTGGTCACCTTGGACTCTTGCATCTGAAGGTTTGAAGAAACTATTTGCAAAAGATAGTCAGCACTTTCTCTGTCAAGCTTTTGAAAGGCTTCTAGAATTTCTTGGTTGGTCATCTTTTGAGAGTATTGAGGATTGAGAAGGACACTTCAAGAAAAAACTCGAGCCTTGCTCCAACAAGAATTTATATCGACCAAAATATGAAAAGTATGTCGGAAAGCAAGGCTTGAGTGATAAGTAATTATGACCAAATTATGAAAAGTTTATCATTATATAACCTAGATGGCTCTCTGTCTCTAGAGGCACAGCAGCTACTATCACATAGACCCGACGGCGTGTCAATAGCGGATTGGAGGAAAACGTTAAAAAAATTTAGAGATCAGCTGTCTCCAGAAGATCTTAAAGAGTTTGAAAGACTCAGAAACAATAAGCGATATGCAAAACGGAGAGACACAAAACGCAAACGTAAAGAACAGCAGATTACCGAACCTCTGGCGAAAGTAAGTTTATATGAACAAGACAGAGTTTTGCGTGCAGAAGCACAGCAGCTACTATCACATAGACCTGATGGCGTGTCAATAGCGGATTGGAGGAAAATGCTAAAAGATTTTAGATCGCAACTTTCCTCAGAAGATTGCAAAGAATTTCAAAGACTCAGAAAAAATAAGCGAGATGCAAAACGGAGAGCTGAGAATCCTGAAAAAATAAGAACGGAAAATGCAAAATGGAGAGCTGAAAATCCTGAAAAAGTAGCAAAATGGTATGCTGAAAATCCCGAAAAAGCAAAAGAAACCAATGCTAAATGGAGAGCTGCAAATCTTGACCACACGAACAACTACCACAAGCAACGCAGAGCTACAGACCCTCTCTTCCATCTTCATTGCAATATGAGAAGTAATTGCAGGAGAGTTGTTAAACAGCTATCTCTCGGAAAGAAACCTGTAAGCACATTTAAATGGATTGGATGCTCTCCAGAGGAACTTAAAGCTCATCTCGAATCTCTCTTCACAGAAGGAATGACTTGGGAAAATTATGGCAAAGACGGTTGGCACGTTGATCACATTCGTCCTGTGTGCTCATTCACTGCAGAAGAATGGGAACAGGTCAATCACTATACTAACCTCCAACCTCTTTGGGCTGAAGACAATCTTGCTAAGATAGTTTTTGATAAACGACAAAGAGTAAAGAAAGAGACTCCTGCACAAGAAGAGTCTCCTCCATTGTTATGAAACTACTTCGAAATCTTTCCTTTCTTCTTATCCTTCACCAAAATATCCATTAGTCGTTTATTAAGTTCTTTGTTACTAAATTGCAGAGCAGTCTCTGTTCCTTTCCAAAGCAACTGATTAACGCGAGTAGAATCAAAGCCTCGCATTGGACGAGTTACTCCTTCAACTCCTCGAATGACATTCTCTTGCACTCGGTTAAAGACTTCCCAAGCAGAAGATCCTTCGTCTTCCTTGCGTCGAGGTGTCAGAAGCAAGTTACTCATTTTATCAAGATCTCCAAAAGACTTTGGAAGTGATTGGCGATACAAATAGCGGCCCTTAATTGCGTACTCTGCAAAGGAACGTTGCTCAGACTCTGTCAATTGACGAGACTTAAATCCTTCAATGATTTCAAGAATCTTTGGAAAGCGTTCCGACAATTCGACAGTCTGATCAAGAATTGCTTGCAAGCGGTTATCAGAAAAGCGGTGCTTTGTTTTGAAGCTTGTAGTTGGGCCTGTTGATACAATTAAGCCGTTACTACACGCGAATTTAAAGTAACCCATCACCATCATGAACTTTTTTGTTTTGTTATGTGCATTCATGAGCTCCAAACGAAGAATTCCTTCTTGATTATTATTTGGATCAGCAGCCAGAGCGAGATCTTTATCATGCACTAATGTTACCTTATGTGACGCATAAGGAGAACGGCCTTGAGCACTTGCCTGAGTAATGTTCCAACCATTCTCAAGAACATGCTCCAAAATGTTTCGAGTGGAAACGAATTGATATTTTCCGGAGGTATTGTCGCCTCCACGTGTTGCTCCAATTGATGGAACTGTTTCAATGGCTTCTTGCAGTGAGTAAGTTTTCATAATTTTGATTTGTTAGTGTGTTTAACTTCAAATTTGATCTTAGACTCTTTTGAAAGGACAAGCAACGACATTTTGAACTCACTAAGGAAAATTATTCAAAAGAGATCAATCCTCAGCAAAGTAATGGAGTCTAGAAATTTTCTTAAAGATTTTTTCTCCTCGCCTAGCGATACCGCAACATTCCTTTTGGATGTAATTCACTGGATTTTTTATTTCAAACATGAAAGCAAACATATTGCCATACAAAAATTGTTTTTTCCTGTCGTTGTAGCCGGCAAAATAATTAATAAAATTTACTGAAGCCAGTGAGAGCTCTCTAGCAAATAGTTCGATGCTCTCCTGAATTGTTTCTTCTTCTGAAAGAGTTTGGTCGCAAAACTGACTTCTCAATATCAATTTGTCTAGCGTTACTTTATTTTTCAACAAATTCGTTCGAAACGTTTCCCAAGTATAATTTCTACATTCCTTTAGCCTTTTGTAAATGTTTGTAGACACATAAAAATCATAAAAGTCTTTCTTTTTGATATTCCGTTCGTCCATTTCAGCAGCAATTGAGCAGGCATAGCCAGAACTCTCGCTGCTCACAAAAAAGCTCTTCGACAAAAAGTCAAAAAATGGCTCGTGAAATATGATATTGTCTTTTTCTATAAACGGCTCGTCAAAGTGCATTTGAATTAATTATTTTGTTTTGAGTTTCCAAGCATGCTTAACAATAGACCTCGGAGTAGCATCTCCTGGCATATCAAAAACATCTCCATCAACAATCGCAAAGGCATGATTTCTCTTCCTAGCATAAAAGGAGCCTTTTGAATACTTCTTGCAGAACTTTTGAATCGTGACTGGCTTGCGAAGCTTTACAGGAACGAGCTTTGCTTCCGAATCCTTATTAAAGAAGTCGATAAGCTTCTTTGAACAGAAACCTCTCTTCAGCTTTCTGCCAGCTTTTTTAGAAATTTCAAGACACTGCTGGTAAGGAATTTTTGTGGAAACACTCAGAGCTACTACTGTGCAGTTGTTTTTCTCTACTTTGTAACCTTCTAAAGTCGGCTTGATAAAGTTCATACAAGTTTAGAATGAAATTTTGAAGAGGACAATTCAATCCTAAAAACCATCCAAGGCACTCATATCGAATTCTTTTTCAAGAGTGCTCAACATTTTCTTTCTCTGTTGAACCCATTTCTCTACTTCATTTGCTTTATCTGGACTTAGATCATACAATGCATAGTGCTTTGCTTCAGGGATTTCCTTATATGAACTTGGCCCCTTATTAACTATCAACATTCCGTTAATGACAGTATTTTCTCCTCCCGCAAAAGATTCGACTTTGTCCATTTCACAATCTCCGTTTATTACTTTTGGAAATCCTTTAAGCGACAAAACGTTACGAACAACAAGTTTGTGATTCAATTCTGGAGGAAGTCCTTCATATGATTTTACTGGACCGCCAATTCTTACTTCGCAGTTCTTAGACAATTTTGGAAATCCTTTTAGGTTTTCAATTTTTGATTCTGAATCTGCTACACAAAGCTCTCCTTTAACTTCTTTTGGAAAAACGAATTGTCCGTTTACTAAGCATCGTGTGCTCAAGCTACCTTCGAAAATATAATTTTTAAAAGCATTGATATCTTTGGTTATGCTTTCATGCACGAGAGTTAACTTATGATAAAAATCAGCATTTTCTGGAACAATTTTGAGACTGCCTTGTGTTTTGACATTATTAATTAGATCAAAGTATGCCATTCCGTCTTTTAACTTTTCGAGCTCTTTGATTTTTTGTGATTCATTATAAACCTTTACAAGGCCCTTTGAAGTATTGATTGCCATCTTACTGTACATTACGCCTATCACATTTAACTTTCCGTCAACAAAAGTTGTTGAATCTGAGCGATGTTCAGGCACGGACATTCCATAAGCAGAAGACATGCTTTGGTGATTGAACGAGGCAGTCTTTACAAGCTTGTTAGAAATCAAATCAACCTTTTTATAAAAAATTTGACTCTCTCCAATTTCTTTTGGAATGATTGAAGGACAATTGTTGAAAATATCGTCTCCACTAAAGGTTGGCTTATAAGCAAGAATCATTACTCTAATTTTGCCATCAATAAAAGAAAGCGGTTCAGTAAGCCAAGCAAACTCTCCTTCTTTTACGAAGAGCTTCTTAAAAGTATTTTCTATGTCTTCGTTTGATTCTATTTCTGTTGCTGCCTCTGCATGTCTTTTATGGTCTTCTGGAGCAATATCGTTTGATGTTAGTTCTTTCCTGCCTTGATACTTCTTGGCAGCTTGAATAGATCTAAAAGGTCCAACGAGCAACAAAGACTTGGCCTTGCCAATCTTTCCGTCCTCAAATTCTAAAGCAAATTCCGTTGTAATATAGCTTCCGCTGCCAATAGCACGATGACCAATTACTCTACCAACAGCATTAGTATAATCATGCAAATACTTTGGCATGTTCCTCTCGACATAGTCTTTATCAGAAGGCTGCGGATTTTGAATGAGCACAACATCTCCGAGTTGATACTTTGCTCTTGGAGGCGGAACACTAAACTTCTCTGGAGGTGGCGGAAGATTTGCTTCGCTCTCTACAGATTCAAAGAAGAATTGTTTGAATGATTTCATTGAAGTTATTTATCTCTAAAAAGTCTTTCTGACGCCCGTCGCAAGACATACTGATTCTTGGCACTAGGATCGTTTTAAAAGCGTTTTGTTGATAAATCAAGAGAGGTCCCAGGAAAACCCGGAACCCCTCCTTCTGTTATGAAATTTTTAGTTTGGTTGCAGGAACTTGCTGATCTCTTCGAGCTTCTGCAGAACATGTTGCAAATCACTTGGACAAGGTTTGTTTGGTGAGAAGTCATAAAAACGCTCTGTGCGCTGTTTGATGACTTCAACTTCTCCGTAGATTGCTTGCAATGTTTTATTGGTGTTCATAACGAGATTGATATTAGAGGTTGATTATGGACAGGTCAAGCGACTAGTTTATCCCAATTTTCATCAATATAATTCATGATGTCTTCTCGAATCTGCCCTTCCTCTCCTTCATAATCGAGCTCTTCCTCATTGAAAAAGATCTGCTCATCATAAAATTTACCATCCTTCGTATAAACAATGACCTCGTAGGTGTTGCCTTCATGTTCAATGTTGAACACATAATTATTTACTTCGTTTTTATTTGTTAGTGTTGTTTTCATAACAGGATTGATCTTAGAGGTTGTTGTTGGACAGCTCAATCAAAAATTTCTTCCCACTCTACTTTATATTGTTGATCTTTAAGAACAAGGATCAGTTCTTCTCTCTCGCTCTCCGTGTCGACAACGAATGTTTGTGGTTTTTGCCAAGCTGAATATGCTTTGATTTCGTAATGTTTCATAACAGGAATGATTCTAAGAATCCTTTGAGGACAGCTCAAGAATTCTTTTGAGAAGACTGTTCAAAAGCTCCTGCAGATTGCGCTTTTAAAGCGTCTAGGATCGTTTTAAAATCGTTTTGTTCTCTCAAACGTAGTCTGACTCGTTTTTGAGTTCAAGATCAAGTCTGAGTTGATCTATTTGCTAAGAAGCAAGAAAAGTCTCTGAAATTAATCAAAGACTCTTCTCTTTTTGAATTTTTAGAAGTTCAAGCTACAAGCTGAAGAAAATCTTCTAGCTGTTTGATTGCTTCTTCTTTTGTATCTGCTTGAGACATAATAATATCATCAATTTGTTGCAGACCATTTTCAATTGAAAGACCACCAAACCAATAATCTTGAGCAAGAACATCTTCAGAGCTCTTAACTTCGATTGTGTCGTCGCTGTAGAGGAAACCAATGTATTTTTTAATCATAACAGAATTGATATTAGAGATTGGATGAGGACAGTTCAAGAATTATTTCAAGACTACTTCAAGAAGTCTCGAAGCTCTTCAACGTGTCCTCTGTTAGCTAGATTGTTGATGTACTTGTCTGCACTAGCAACGTGCTTGAACAGATTGTCAAGAACTACTTCACTAAATTTGTTCAGCTCATAAGAATCTTCGCTGCAATCAAGATCAGCTGCATCGACATACGAAGCAATTGCTTCATCGTCTGTAAGAAAAATATCTATGACTTTTTGATCATCTCTGAGACAGCGACATGTTGCTAGACCATTGTGGTCAAACAAGTTAACTTTCTTGCAATTATTATTCAGCAAATCGACTACTCGTTGCTGATCTGGATTTAGTGTGATGTTGTTCATGACAAGATCCATCTTAGAGACTGATTGAGGACAGTCCAACGGAAAGATTGACGAAGATTGTTCTTGAAGTGTCCATGAAGATTCTCGAATATATATGAACAGTTAAGCAAGAGTGAGTCTCGACTCTTAAAATCAGGACGAACGAGAGGTCAAACTCTTTTAAGGTTTGTTACTGGAGGCTGCTCTAATATAAACAGGAGCGTTGACCTGTCCACTAAAAGAGTCTCCAATCAATGCATGAACAAAAAGCAAGCAGTTTAAAGTTGTGTTGTCCTTTTAATTGTTGGTCAATTGAAGAGCAGCTCAGAATCTGTCGTAAAGCTTTGCAAATCAACATTTGATTAAAGTGTTGATAAGGAAGCCTCATGATCTCTTTGAGAAGGAAGGAGTTATGCAAATTTGTATAAACCCTTGAAGCACTGTAGAGAGAGAAAAACAGTTTGGGAGAGAAAAGTTCAAAAAGAAAGCTCTAGTTGTTCGGGAGAGAAAGTTCGGACTATTTCAGAGATTTGTTTTGCGCTCTCTTCGAACTCTTTCCAAATGTCTGTTGAACGAACTTCTTCTTTCTGAGAATATTCAAAAACAAATTCGAGCTGTTCCATAATGACATCTTCAAACATTTTTCAAAAAGGACAACAATTGTCCAAAAGATTTTGTTGTGTTGTCCGAAAATAATCTTTAGAGTCTTTTCTGTTATGAACGTACTAAGCAATCAATCATCTGCTAACAAGCAATTCACGAGAGCTTCGGAAGTAGTTATTCCGGATATCTTTAATAGGAGGTTCTTTACAGGCAAAGAAGAACTTGATAACGTCTTCGGAGGAAGTGGTTTCGTTCCAGGTTTTACATTTACTCTTGCAGCAGCACCTGGAACTGGTAAGACAACTTTTTGTTTGCAAACGCTTGAGTTGCTGGAGCTTAACGGAAAGAGAACAGCATACATTTCCGGAGAAGAGACTCAAGAGCAACTTGCATTTACTTCAAAACGTATTAATGTTCAAAGAGTTCCACTTGCTAACTTGACTGACGTAGATGAGATTTGTAATGCAATGAGAGAGAATAAGTTTGATTTTGTCATTCTGGATTCTCTTCCAGCACTTACTGTCAAGCATAAGATGAGCTCTAGAGAGAAAGAAGAGTATGTTACAACAAAGCTTATTCAGACTGCTAAAGAGAATGAGATTTGTATTGGAGTGATTTTGCACTTTACTAAAAATGGTACGTATAAAGGCAGTACTTTATATCCGCACAGTTGCGATTGCACGCTAATTATGCAGCGAAATGATGAGGATGAATCTCTGAGAGATATTGAATCCACCAAGAATCGCTTCGGAGGGACTGGGTTAATGACTATTGAAATGTCTGCAAGAGGTTTTACTTTTGAGAAAGTTGACGAAAGCAGAGTGCAACCAAAAGAGAAAGCAAAGAAAGCTTCAAAGCGCGACGTTGTTCTACAAGCTCTTGAAGAGGGAGAGAAAACCATAGCAGATCTTGCGAGAGAGACTGGAGTCAATGGTCAGTATCTTGTAGCAATCTTGAGAGATCTATCAAACGAAGGAGTTGTTTCAAAAGAAGGCAAAGGAGCTCAAGCAGTCTTCAAGAAGCTCTGAGAGAGAAACAAACATTAAATAATCTTCATGAACAAAGACCAGAAACTTTTAGAAGAAGCTTATCAGAGTATTTGCGAATCTTCTGAACAAGAGTTGCTCACTCACATCAAAAGAGAAACTGCTAAGCTGAAAGATCCTTCTGATCCAATTTCTATGGAACTAGGAACAGACGAGAAAGGAAGCTTTGTTTATAAATCAAGTATTTATAAACCAGGTGGAGTCTATAAGTCTTATATTGGAAGTTTGTTTAGTCCAGACCTAAAAGAAGTTCCTCGCAGCACTCCAATTAAAGAAGGAATGATGTGGACAGAGCAAGACATCAATACAAAGATTGTTTACAGAGCAACAATGATTGACGGAAGGTTGATGAAGAAGATGGTCCCTCCTCAGGAAGCAAGAGAAAAAGGATTGACAAACTTGATATCAAAGTATGCTCTTGAAAAAGAAGCAGAGAGAAAGCATAAAGGCAATATTGATCTTGCAAGAGGTTGGCGTATTATTAATGCTCCAGTAGATTTCAATGTAAAGTTTTATAGTCCTGAAGAAATTTTTAAAAGTTTAGAAGCATTATATAAAGATGGAAAGTATAAGAAGGAGTACGAAAAAATTGTTGGAATCTACAAACAAAAGTTAAAGGAGAGAGAAATTGATGCGAAGCTTTCTGATACTTTTAATCAAGATGACTTAGAAGCTTTGAAAGACTTTTGATAATTACTCTTCATGAACAAAGATCAAAAGCTGTTAGAAGAAGCATACAATAAGATTTGCGAATCAACAAAAGATGATACTTTGCTTGCTTCAGAAGAAGAATTAATTCACTTAATAGCAGACTTGCTTATAGAGTCAATCGGAAGAGAAGAGCCTCGTTTGAGCAGAAGCAACGGAATCGTACCTCTTGACCAACTTCTGTCTTCTTTCGATTTTTTCAAAGAACATCTGAATGAAAAATTTTTAAAAGCTATCAACTGTCCTCCGGGCTTACAAACAGCATGCGGAGATATTTATTTAGAGTACGGTTATGGACCGTTTAGTGCTAATAGTCATTTTCATTTCTTTGGAGCTAACAAACGTTTTACTGACAAAAGTTTCTTAGAATTAACTCTTCTGGACGGAAGTAAAGTCAAAGCAGACTATAAAGACAAACAAGCTATTCAAACAGTTCTACGGGATTACATTATTAGAGCAACTGATGAAAGTCTCAATAATAGTGCAAGAGTAAATCCTTACCATAAAAGATTTTTTGAATGGAGAAAGAAAAAGATGCAAGAGCTTCAAAGAGACAAGCAACTCTCTAAGGATTTTGATATAAGTGCTCTCGAAGGCTTCTAACAACCAAATGCTTCACAAAGAACTTCTTCGATTGTCTTCTCTTTAACTTCTACTTGAGCTTTTTCTGAATAGTAATCTCCATAAGGATCATCCATCAGAACATCTGAAGCAGTTTGTGTCACTTGAACTTTCTTTGAAGCACAAGCTTGCGGAACCAATCTCTTAACTTTTTCGAGTATGATGATCAGCAGTTGATGGAAGTGCAGTTGGTTTGTTGAGCCTTTGACAAACTCTAGAACGTCTTCCTTTGAGAATTTTCCTTTGAGCTCTGAGAAAGGATTTTCATAACTAGAAAAAACGAGAAGAGGAATATAAGAAACAGCAACTTGAGCAGAGTCTTTGATTACATGAGCAGCTGATGGATTGTTAATTGTAATTCCGATGGAGGGATCTTCAGAAGCCTTCTTAGCTGCTTTGTAGAGCTTTGCTTGTTTCAGAGAACTATTTTCTAGTAAGACATCGATAAATTTCATAGAGAGAGAATAATTAATAAAGTGTACAAGAATTTAAAAATATTGCTAGAGAATTATGGATCGAAAGAGCCAGCTTATTTTGGTCCTCTAGATAAGAAAGAAGCCTTTATGAATTGGCTTAAGAGATTAGATTATGAAGTGCATGAAGATGGTTCTGTGAGTGTTAAAGGAGATGTAGATTTTAGATATAACGAGCAGGGACAGTTTCGTGTATGTATATCTGACAACATAGAAAAGTATATCGTTTCTAGGCTTCCATTCAACTTTCGAAAGGTTACTGGTGACTTTATGTGTCCAAAGCAGATTACGACTTTAACGGGATCTCCGAGATACGTTGGCGGAACCTTTACATCTGGTCCTGATAATCAAAACATTTCTTCTTTAGAGGGAGCTCCGGATTATGTTGGAAAAGACTTTTGGTGCATGAGTGCTAAATTAACAACTCTAGAAGGAGCTCCGGAAGTTATTAAAGGATACTTTGGAACCAAATGGTTTTCAAAAGAAGATTATAGAGAGTATGCAGAAAAGGCAGCAAGAGAGAAAAGAATTCAAAAGAAACTAGATAAAGAACTAGATCCAGAGTTTGATGTAGATTTGAAAGACTTTTGATAATTACTAGAATGAATAAAGACCAAAGATTACTAGAAGAAGCTTATCAGAGTATTTGCGAGTCTTTAAAAGAGCCTCTTTATTTTGGTCCAAAGAAAGATAAAGAAGGATGGTTATTGTGGCTGAAGGATTATGTACATGAGGTGCATGAAGATGGCTCTGTGAGCATTGATGGAGACGTGAATTTTATGGTGAATACTTTATCAGTATTTCCTTTCAAGTTCAAAAAGGTTACTGGAGATTTTTCATGTTTTAATCTAAAGCTTACAACTTTGGAAGGAGCTCCAGAAGAAGTAGGAGGAGATTTTTTATGCTCTTATAATATGTTTAAAACTTTAAAAGGAGCTCCAGAAAAAGTTGGAGGATCTTTTTATTGCTTTCATAATTCTAAAAAGTTAATGATTGCTTCCTTAGAAGGAGCTCCGGCAGAAATTGGAGGAGAATTTGAGAGCAATAGGTTTACTGACGAGGATTACAGAAGGTACGCAAGAGAGAAAAAAATTAAAAAGAAGCTAGATAAAGAACTCGATAAAGATCTAAATGTAGACTTGGGAGATTTTTCTTAAAATATTTTTGTATCCAAACGAAAAAAGTCAACCGTTTGAGATAAATAAAATAAGAAGACTCGAAAGAGGATTTAAAAAAGTAGTTATCTAGGATACACATAAAGCCCATGAGGTAGTGATTAATGCCACAGCACTGACGAAACTTTAAAGACTCCGGAATCTTCTAAAGACATAAGAAGAATTTAAAGACTTAAAAATCTTTGGGCGCTTCTAAAATATAAAAGAATCAGAAACTTCATTATCGCGGCCACAGTTCAAAGAAAGTTTGATGTCTGGGACAATACTACCCGCCAAACACTACAACCTCGAATTGGGAAGAGAGAAAGATTCTAAGAGGAATAAAGAAGAAGATTATATAAAAATTTATAGAGAGAAAAAGATTGAGCATTAAGATCCCTCAGAATGCTTTTGAAACTTCGCGTGTCTTTAAAAAAGGATATAAGAAGTTTTGAAATATTTTGCGGGCAATAGAAGCAGAACATAATCTACATAGAGAGAAAGAAGCTAATAGAAAAGATAGTAACATTCTTCAGAAGACAGAGAGAAACATTATAAAAAGCCCTAGAGAGAATTTTAAATATTTGGAACCTTTGTGTCTTTATAGAGGGAGAGAGAAGAGATCTACATAGAGAAGAGAGAGGAGACTTTTCCTGAGGGACTGTTAATTACTTGCATGGAACTTAATCAAACCAACTTAGAATATGCAGTGACTACTATTACTTTGAAGAAAGCTTTGGAGTTCTGCAAGAGGTACTTTGGAAGGATTGAATGGAACTTTTTGCAAGAGCTAGGCTTCGGAGATCTGCAGAGAGAGCAGGTTATGAGCATTTATTCAAAGATTGCAAATCTTGATGGGCGCTGAGAGAGGGAGAGATTCAAGTGTTTCAGGAACTGAAGAAGTTTTGAAGGGAGAGAGGGAGAGAAGATTTTGAAAAGATTTTGGAAAATTTTTCGAGGGCCTCTGAGGGCCTTATAAGGATTTTTTAAAAAGTTTTGTAAGAAATGTTTAGAAAAGCTAACTGTTTTTCAAAAGATCTCTAAAAATCTTTCAAAATTCCTCCAAAATCTTCCGAAAATTCTCTAAAAAGTTCTCTTAAAATATACTTTTCACTATTTTGGACACTCTCTATTTTTAAAAAACCTCTGTATTTTCTAAGTTTCCTTCTTAATTTTCACTGCGGGAAACGCGCTAAAAATACTTCAAAAATATTCCAAACATTTCCCCGCAGGGAATTAATTTCTTTAGATCTCTTTAGACTCTTGCACAAAGGCTCCATAAAGCTTTTTCTGAATTATTTCTTCTCTCTCCGGAGTTTCTTTATAGTATTTTTAAGCTTCTCTCCCGTACCAAAAGTGCTATTTTAATGCAATAAAAATACTCTCCAGAAATTACTAATAAAAACTCTCTTATTCACATTTCTGATTAAATAAGATAATGAAGTTTAGCAATTTTGTGCAAGACAAACAAATTTTAAGATATCTCAAAGAAAGTCCGGATGTAGTTAATGACAAGTATCACAGAAGAAATTATAACTTTGATTTATTCTTAGGAGATTCAGAAGGAATTATTATTGTTCCAAAGAAAGACTTTGAATTTGATACTCATGCAGATATCATTCGTTATTTCTTTGAAACGGGACTAGCAGATAAAAAAACTAAAAAATTAAAAATGTTTCAAGGTTTAAGAAAACTTAAAAATCTTCTAACTGCTAATTATTTGAAGATGAAAGTAATCGGCAGTCCTAAATCTATATCTCTAGCTTATATGGGAATTATTCTACCAAAACAAAATGGAAAGCGGGTAGCAGAAGGAAAAAAACCTTATAAAGATGTGGACGGAACTTATATTTCATTCTGGGATAAAAAAGGAAGCACGGAAGGAATTTCTTGTCAGCTCTTAAAGGATTATTGCAAAAAGCATTATTCTGCTCCTTACTTTTTAGAAGTAATGGAAAGCGAATTTACTTCGACTGTATCAAGCTTTTAAGCTCATCATTTCTGATCTTCAAAAGCTTTCAGAGTACATACACATAAACAAATCAGTCCAATTGCTAAAAGATATTCTGGAAGTAAACAAAGGCTGAAGAGGGACAAGGCAATTCCAAAACAATAAGTGACTTTCATAATTTCAATTTAAGGGCTTTTAATGGACAAGGCAAGAGATAATTACTATAGTGAACAAAGATCAGAGACTACTTGAAGAGGCTTATCATTTAATTACTGAGCGGTCTCTTTCTCTTCCAATTATCATTATTGATGTTCAGCCTGCTTATGATAAGTTCTGTTCTTCTATTATGGCTGATCTTGCTTCCTTTCTGAACTCTGCGAAGGGTTCGATTACTTGTTTCTTTAATGGTCCAGATGTTGGTGTAGAAGATTCTATTCAATCTGTTGCTTATTATTATTCAGAGCACGGAGTGAATGAAGAAGTTATCGAAAGGATTGACTTTAAGGAAAAATCTTATGCATTCTTCCGGAATTGGATGGATGCTGGAATGGATCGAAAGCATTTGATTAAAGCAATTCGTTTTATGGTTATGGAAAGAATTGTTGATAGTCGAGATGTCTCTTCTGATCAATGGAAAGAACTGTTTGGAGAAGACTATGAAGAGCTCTCTTCTGTTATTGAGTCTGAAGATAACATTAATCTTCCTGATATTTCTTTGAGTGCTTTAAAGTCTCTTGGCGGCTGTTATCTTTGCGGAGGAGCCAAGGACGAATGTTTATCAGAATTTCGTTTTCTTCTTGAGTCTTTTAATATTCCTTATAAACTTGTTAGTAGTCTAATTTATTAAGTATGCTTATGAACAAAGATCAGGTATTACTTGAAGAAGCATATAAGGCTATTTATGAAAGTGCTTCGGAGCCTTTATATATTGGCAAACCAAACAGAAAGAAATATTTTTTAGATTGGTTGAGCGTCCGTGATTATGAAGTTCTTGCTGATGGTTCTCTAAAAGTTGAAGGCAACATTTTGTTTAACCATCTTAATCTTACAAAAATTCCTTTTAAATTTGATCAAGTGAATGGTTATTTCATGTGCACCCACAACAAGCTTTCTTCTCTCGAAGGTTCTCCTCGAATTGTCAATGGATCTTTTTTTTGCGATGACAACAAGCTTTCTTCTCTGCAAGGAGCTCCAAAAATCGTCGAAGGAAATTTTGTTTGCACAAGCAATCCTCTTCAATCATTAGAAGGAGCTCCGGAGATTATTAAAGGAGAGTTTCGAAGTGATCAGTTCTCTGATAAGGATTATAGAGACTTTATCAAGCACGAAAAGTATGTTAAGGGAAAGCTCGAGAAGGACTTTGATATCGATCTGCAGGATTTTTGATATGAATAAGGATCAGAAATTACTTGAAGAAGCTTATGAATCAATCTATAATGATTCTCTAACTTCTTTTGAAGAATCTCTCGTTAAGAAAGCTGCTCAGGATATAACTGCTCTTTATTTTCGCACCAAGCGAGATGTTAAGAAGATGCTTGTTCTTTTCAAAGACTTGCTTGATTTGAAAGAAGCAACTGAAATTCTCAATTCTTCTGATGACATTAAAGATTTTCTTTATAAGAAATTTCAGAACTCTCTTTGGGACATAGCTTTCAATAAAGGCACATTTGCATACCGAGCATCATCAAGAACCGGAACGCTCACAGGCACAGAAGACAATCTTGAAGAATTTCTTTATAAAGTCTTTTCTGATGCCATTCTTGGATTTTTTGCTGTTATGAAAAAAGTTGATAGCGGAATTCATCCAAAAATTCTTGATTATATTAAAAATACACGAGAAATGCAGAAAAAAGTTGATAAGGAACTGGATAAAGACTTTGACATCGATTTGGAGGATTTTTAATATGAACAAAGATCAAAAATTACTCGAAGAAGCTTATAGTTCAGTTTGTGAAGGAGCAAGAGCTCCTTTTTATTCTAAGACTCCTCAAAAAGAACCTTTGTATTTTGGTAAATTGGAACACAAAGGCTACTGGCGGAATTATCTCGGATTGTTTCACCCCGAAATAACAGAAGATGGATCAGTTCGCATCAAAGGAGACTTTAGTTATTATGGAGGCAACTCTGAAGAAATTTCTGCAAATATGGATCGTTTGCCATATAATTTTGAATCAGTCGACGGAGACTTTTCGATAAGCAACTGTATCAATCTCGGATCTCTGGAAGGCTCTCCCAAGTTTGTTCCAGGTTCATTTGTTTGTGATGCTTGTGACTTGAAGACTCTCAAAGGTGCTCCAAGAAAAGTTGGCAAGTATTTTCAGTGCGATACTAATCAACTAACAAGCTTGGAAGGAGCTCCAGAGCATGTTGGAACAAATTTTTGGGCCAATGAAAATCCAATTACTTCTCTTAAAGGAGCTCCAGAATTCATTGGAGGGAAGTTTGCTTCTGATAAGTTTTCTCATCAAGATTATGAGAAGTTCAAGAGAGATCGCAGGGTTCAAAAGAAAGTTGAAAAAGAACTTGATAAAGATTTTGATATTGATTTGGAAGATTTTTAAGTCTTTTTTTGAGTCTTTTGACGAAAAAATTTGACGGGATTTGATAAGTAATTAAAGGAAACAAGAGTTAGAGCAGACGTTCCAAGGCGTCTCTCAACCGTGAATAACAAAGCGGCTGTCCTCTTGCTTCTCAAAATTAATTATGAATAACAATTCCCAAAATCCAGAAAATCCTGAAAAGAAGCCTTTTGACAGAGCAGAGTATAACCGAAATTATCAAAAGGAATACAGAAAAAAGAACATTGAGAAGAAAAAAGCTTATGATAAACAGTACAAACAAGAGCACAGAGAAGAAAATAAAGCTTATCAAAGAGAGCGTCAACAAAACAACCCTGAAAAGAACAGAGCTGCTAATAAGAAGTCCAGAGAGGCTCACCTAGAAGAAAGAAAAGCTTATGACAAGCGGTACAAAGAAGAGCACAGAGAAGAAAATAAAGCTTACGGAAAGGTTTATCGAGAGGAGCACAAGGAAGAGGCTAGAGCGTACAGACAAGGACGTGCTGAGGAGACAAGAGTTTATAATAGGGAATATGTAAGAGAGAAAAGAAAAACCGATCCGACATTTAGACTCATCGAAAATATGAGATCAAGAGTGAGCAGCGCTCTTAGGTGCAAAGACTCTACAAAGAATAAAACTACGATCGATTTGCTTGGCTGCACTCCCGAATTTCTTAAAAACTACTTAGAGTCTTTGTTCGCCGAAGGAATGACTTGGGACAATTACGGTAAGAAGGGTTGGCACGTTGATCACATAATCCCCTGTGCTAGTTTCGATTTGACTAAAGAAGAAGAGCAGAAAGAATGCTTTCACTATACAAACTTGCAACCCCTTTGGTGGTTAGACAATATTAAAAAAAGTGACAAGATTTTGTAATCGATTAGCAAAAAAAGTCAACAAAATAGATAAGTAATATTACTATGAGCAATAGAGGCGAATGCAACCATAAAAGAGAGAAACGTAAGCCGAAACAAGCAGGTTCCAAATCTTCAAACAAGGGCGCGAATAAAAAGAAAAACAAGGGCAAATAGTCCTTTTCTTCAACAAAACCCTTTGGAGGCCCTTTAAAACGTTTTAATCCATGATTTTAAAGCGCATCAAAGACGCCATCCAAGGCAAAGCACCTTTGAAGACCAAAAGATCTTCAAAATGGCCTGCGGTTCGCAAGAATCATCTGGCTAAGCATCCTTGTTGTGCAGTCTGTGGAGGAACCGAAAAGGTGGAAGTGCATCACATAATTCCCTTTCATCAAGATCCTTCTCTAGAACTAGAGCCAACAAATCTGATAAGCCTTTGCGAATCAAAAAGCTTTGGAATTGTTTGTCATCTTTTGATAGGACACTTAGGAAATTACAGAAAAACCAATCCAGATGTCATCAAAGACGCAAAAGTTTGGAACGAAAAATTGCAAAACTGATTCTTTTCCTTAAATAACTTCATGAAACAATTTGATTTGGTTTATGAACAAGCAATGGACTACTTGCGGGAGCAGGTAACAGTAATCGACAAATATTCTGATCTTGCTAATAATATTTTAAAGCTCGTTGGAGTTCTTCAGCAAAGAGATTATTTGGATGATGAACAAACTCCGGAAGAAATTCGTGATGAAGTTATTCAAAGGTCTCCTCTAACTCTTCTCATCGGAACTGATAAAAAAGCTTATCTTCCTGAAACTGAACTAACATTCCTCGAAAGCGACAATGTTGATGAATTCATTGTCAAGACTCAAATCATCGACAAAAAGAAATTTGCTAATATTCCAACAGAAAAAACCTTCGGAGAACTCAAACTTCCTTCTGAAGTAATTCCAGACATTCTTGATTATCTTGAACTTGTTAAAAAAGAATCTGTAGCAAATACTCAAGCAGTTGATGAAATGCCTGCAGAGGAAGGTGGCAATGCTCAACCGGGCGGAGGTGAATCTGCTCTTCCTGGACTTGGTTCTGAAGAAGCTCCGCAAGTTCCTCCTGCTGTTCCTAATGTCTAAATATGGCTGAAATCTTCGAGAATCGGATTCCCTACTTCTTTCAGATCCTCAATACTCCTGCAGGATCTCTTCCGAAAGGAGCCCAATGGGTTGCTGTATTCGAAGATCTTCCTAAAAGAATTTTGCCCGGAATTGCAAAAGCTTTGACATATGAAGGACATGAATGGAAGATTGCTAAAGCTGCTGAAATAGTTACAAACGACAATTACCAGAAGACGAGTGGTTGTGTGTTCTGTCAAGCAATTGGTTTGCCAAGAGATGGTATAACTACTATGCAAGAAGGAGGAAACATTAGAACAAATGGATTTCTAGGATCTCAAGTTGGTCAAACAAGAGTGCTTGAGCAAACGCTCAGAGCTACATTTCTTGACACTAATGTCAGCTTCGTAGACAACTTTTTAAGACCTTGGTCACTATCCACAGCTAATTTTGGATTAATTGCACGACCAGAAGGTTCTGTAGAAAATTATAGAACAAATGCTCACTTTTATAAACTTGGTAGCTATTCAAGCAGTCTTCCTCCAGTAGTAACTATGAAGGTTTCTTTTTATGGTCTTTGCTGTATTGATGTGACTGCTGAAGAATACACTTATCAAACAGCTAGTTCGCCAGTTCTTCGTGAATCGACATTTGTATACAACCATTATGCAATTGATACGGAAACTGGCAATATGTTTTTAAATCCTCCTTTGCCTGCTGGATCTCCAATTGTTACTCAGTCTGCACCTGCAGCTAGAGCAGGCATTCAATCAGTTCAAGCTATTGCATGAAATTTATTTCAGATCTTTCAAGTCACAAGCTCGTCTGCTCTGAACTAACTGTAGCAGATTACAAACAAATTTTAAAATGTTCCTTTGGTGATGAACCAGATTTTGAACTATTTTCTGAAACAATTTGTGATGTTATCGGAAAGTTAACAAATAAGCCTGCAGAATTTGTTAAGAGTTTACCAATGAGCGATGTTCTTTGTATTCTAATTGATTTAAGACTGAAGTCAATGGGCGATGTAGTAACTGTTTCTGTAAAGAGTGAAGAGAAGCAAATGTCTCTTGATTTAAATCTGAGCACCATAAAAGAAGACATCAAACAATTCTATAAACCATTTTGTTGCTCAAAAATTACTCAAAAAGATTTGGAGATTGTCTTATCAGTTCCTTCAATCGAAATGCTCTCAACAAAGACAGATGACGAATATTTGTATTTTATTAAGAGTGTGCTGTTGAAGAAGAGCGCTTTTGAGATTTCTAATATTGAAGAAGCTTCTGCTTTATTTGAAAAAATTTCTGCAAAGGTTGCTTCGCAAATTATTTCTCACTGCAGACAGTTTATTGAAAGCGTCAAAGAATTAAACTTACTTGCTCGCTATGAAGGAATTGAGCAGAAGCTTGGATTTGTTCCGACAATTGAAAACTTACTCTGGTTTGTAAAATTGTTGTTCAATGAACCGCTCGATGCTTTTTATGATAATATTTTTTATCTTTCAAAGCATGTTAATATGACTCCGCAATATATTGAAAGTTGCACACCAGGTGAGTATATCTACTTTACGAAAAAGTTAGAAGCTTCGATTGCTGCTCAGAACCAAGGAAATGGACAGCAAACTGACTACCAGCAAAGTTCTGAAGGATTTCCAGAAGATTTGCAGGATGAATATGTTCCGGATGATGGTTATGTTGATTTGTGAAAGGATTTGCTTTAATTAGCACCATGGAAAAGAACTTTAATGAACTACTTGCAGCACTTGCTGATACAGAAACATTTGAAATTGCTCTGACAGACGGAAAGACTTATAAATTTCGTCAACTAACAACAAATCAACTCAAAGAACTTGTCAAGACCGTTGTTGATTCTCCTCTCACTCAATCAGTTTTCAATACAACTCTTTCAAAAATTATGAAAGAATCTCTGGTTGGTGAAGGATCCTTTAATGTGATTGATCGTTTGCTATTTGCAATCGAAACAAGAATTCAATCTCTTTCTCCTTCTGTAACTATTACTCAAGATGAAAAGAGCACAACAATTGATTTGATCGAAGTGCGCAACAAGCTCATTAAAGCAATTGCAGACAACTCTGCTCTGCTAGAAGACAAATCCTTTGAAACTTCCCAGCTCAAGCTAACATTCGGAGTTCCTTCTGTAAAGACTGAAACTCAACTGAACGAAGAGCTTTATAAAAATGTTGATATCAATGTGCAGACGCCTGAAGAGCTCCGAAAGATTCTTGGTGATGCATTTATCAATGAAATTGCAAAAGCAATCAAAACTATTGAAATTTCTGACAAAACAATGGATCTTTCTTCGGTTAACTTTAAAGCTCGCTTGAAGACTGTTGAGTCTCTTCCTGCTTCATCTATTCAAAAAGTTATCGAATATATTGAGCAGCACAAGAAAGCAATTGAAGATTGTCTGATTGTTTCAGAAGGAGTTTCTGTACCGATTGATGGCTCTTTGTTCTCCCTTCGTTAATTTTTGTGATAAGTAATTGGCAAGATGGCCAATGGACAAAACATGACAGCAGAAGAGTTTACAACCTCTGTTGCTGAAGCAATTGCTGCACAACTAAAAATTGATGCAAGTGCTCTTGTTACTCGTCTTGTTGATTCTTTGTCAAAGGGCCTGATAAAGGAATTTACAAAGAAAGGTCCGCTTCTTGCTGAAAAGTCAAAGCCTGCTGAAACTACTAAGCAAGCAGAAGCACCCAAAACAACAAAGCAAGAGGCTGCCAAACCTCAAAAGATAGAAATTGCTTTGCCGAAAATGCTGGAAACACAATTTAGCAAATTAGACGACATCAGTAAGTCTCTTAATAAGCTAATTGATAATACTGCTCCAGTTAAGAAAGAAGATAAATTTCCTGAAATTTTTAAAAGATTGGTTGATAAAAAGCCAGCAGACAACAAAACTGTAAATACAGCCGAGTCTTCAGAAAAGTCTTCTTTTGGAGTTCTTGGCAATACGCTTCAAAAAATTTTAAATTCTTTCAAGTCTTCTTCACAGCCAATTCCTCCAGCAGATAACACTGCAAGCAAATCACCAAATTTATTGCAAAAGGTTCTTAACGACACGAGAAATCCTTTTGAAGGATCTTCTAAGATCATTAAAGATACTTTAGAAGGCTTTAGAAAAAGCCTAAAGAATCCTTTCGAAGGAATGAAGAATCCTTTTAAAGATATTGGAAATCCTTTTGAAGGATCTTCTAAGATCATTAAAGATACTTTAGAAGGCTTTAGAAAGTCTCTCAAAAATCCTTTTAAAGATATTGGAAATCCTTTTGAAGGATCTTCTAGAATCGTTAAAGATACTTTAACGGCTTTTAAAAACTCTTTGAAAAGTCCTTTTGAAAAAGTTACTGTTAAAGATTCTGAAAAGCCTACAGAAAAGTCTACTGCAGGAGTTTTTGGAAATTCGTTTCAAAAATTTATAGAAGCTTTTAAATCTTCTTATAAAGGAACTCCAGAAGAGGTTAAGGTTGTTGATAAACCAATTGAAGGACTTGCTGTATCTGCTCCGGTCGAAAAAACAAACGAGAAGCCAGAACAGCCCGTTCCTCCAAAGTCTTTGCTAGAAGAAAAAGTAGAAGCAAAACCAGTAATCATTGCCGGCATAAGCGAAAGCGGTCTAAAAGATCTTTCTGAGCATCTTCCTTCTATTATTAGACAAGGCATGGAAGGACTATTTGATTTCTTGCAAGAAGATCCGAAGAAAAAGAAAGAAGGCAGAGGATTTGAGTTTCCTGGAATGGGAATTATTGGAGGCGCTCTTGGTGTTCTTTCAACAATTGGTGGATTGTTTACTCTTTTGTATGGCTTACAAACAGAAGGTCCTTTCAAAGGTCTTGCAAAACTTGTTGGTAAAGGAATGTTAGCAATCGGAGATGCACTGACAAAGCCTTTGCAAAATTTTATTAAAAACATTGGAGGAATGTTGATTGACATTCCAATCAGCATGATTAAGAGTGCTGGAGAAAACATTACAAAGCAATTTAAAACGTTTTCTGATTTTGTTTCAAAAATTGGATCAAGCAAACTTATTGCTCCTTTAAAAGACTTTGCGAAGAACATTGCTGAAAAGCTAATTGCTGTTCCGCTTTCAATGTTTGATGCGTTCAAATCTTCTATTGGTGATTTATTTGGAAAATTTGGTGGAGAAGCAGTTCAGACAGGCCTTGGTAAACTTGGAGGTTTTGCTGGAAAGTTTTTAGGAGGTCTTGCCAAGGTTCTTAAAAAAGTTCCGATTGTCGGAAGCTTGATAAGCATTGCTTTTGCTGTTAGCAGATTTAAATCCGGAGACTATGTTGGAGGAGGTCTGGATATTTTATCAGGAATAGCAGCAATGATTCCAGGAATTGGAACAGGAGTAGCTATTGCTATTGATGCTCTGAATGCTTTTCTTGATTTTAAAGCAGGAGGAATTGGAGAAGGTAAAAAAGGAAAAGGTTCAATAATAATGGATTGGGTTGGTGGAATGGTTAAGTGGGTCGGACAAAAGCTTTATAAAGTTATTACTTTCCTTCCTATAGTTGGTCCTGCTTTGAAGTCTGTTGAAGCTCTTACTCAAGGAAAGTGGTTAGAGGCTTTAAAACAATTTGCATATGTTAATCCAGCATTTGAATTTCTTGGAGCAATGTTAGGAGACGAAAGTGCAAGCACTACAACAAAAGCGGCTGCTGGAATTGCTGGAGGAGCAATGGAATGGATTGGAGGAATGAGTGCTTGGATTGGTGAAAAAATGCTTAACCTTCCAATTATCGGACCAGCTATTAAAGCAGTCCAGGCTCTTTTTGCTGGAGACTTTTCTGAAGCTCTGAAACAATGGACTCGCATCAATCCAATGGTCGGAATGTTAGAATCATTCTTGCAAACCGATACTGGAAAAGATATTTCTAAAAAAGCATCTGGCGGACTTTCGAAAGCAATGGACTTTTTCTCGAGCATGAAAGATAATATTCTGAGCAAAGTTCTTGAATTTATTCCTGAAACTGTTTGGGGATATCCTTTAAGAGCAAAAGTTGCAGAACTTTTCGGAATTGGACCGAAGGCAAATATTCCTGAAAGTGCTCCAATAACAACCGGAGCTCCTTCTGAACCAACGCCTCCCGTTAAACAAGTTGGAGACGCAAAAGTAAAGCCTGACGGTGGTCTTGTAGTATCTTCTCCAACAGAAGGTTCTTTGTATCAATTGAGCAAAAATGATGGAATTGTTGCTGGACCAGTTACAGATGATCCTTCTGCTCCTAAATCTTCCTCAATTGCTTCAACAGCAGCAAACATTGGAAATTCTGACAAAATCTTAACAAAAATTGCAATTAATACAGAAACTACAAATAAATCTATTGCTGGTCTTGCAAATGGCTTTAATGTTCTTGCCAAATCGCTTGAAAGACTTGGAGTATCCGTTGCAAATCAATCTCCAACAGTCATTAACAATGTTTCAGGAGGAAGCAAGGGAGGCTCTGCTAAAATAAGCTCTACACAAATTGCAAGTGCAGGCAATAGTGCAATTTCAAGTTTCCGGTCAGGAATCGAAGCTTCTAGATTTGTTCCAGCTTAATTACTAGATTATGAGCACAGCAATTCCTTTAACTCAAAAAGCTGTTAATTTTGCGGATTTGATGAGAGACGTGTCTGTTAATGCTATTGCAAACGGAGCAGGATGGACGTTAGACCAACTCGGAAAAGGGGCTGGTTTATTAAATCGGTCTAAAGATATGGATGGCAGTCTTGTTGCCAACAAAGACGTCAATGACGGATCTACTTACGGAGCAATGAGAAATGTTGTGAAAGATTATAGATGGACGCTTTCTAAAACAAAAAATAGAGATGATGTTCCTTATATTCGTTTGATGGAGTTCAGAGCAAACGAAACAGTTATTCAAAAGCAAATAAACTTGTATTCGCAATTAGCTCCGAGCACAATAGGAAATGCTTTTGGTGCAACACAGCCTAAAGCGTCAACTCTTCAGCCATATGAAGAAATTTTTCCCAAAACAGACCCGACTGGCTTCTCATATTGGTTTCCGTATTTTAGCAAAACGAGCTTAGAACTTACTACTCCTAATTGGGAAAAAATTGACGGAGCAGCAGGAGCAATCATGAAAACTACAGAAAGCATGGCAGAAACTTGGCTCGGAAAAGGTGCTGGAGAAAAGGCTTCAATGATTTCTTCTGTATTCGAAGGAGCGGCTACAGCGGCAAACATTGCAGCAGCAGCTCAATATCCAGTTGTTGGTGCATTTGATAGACCAAGAATTTTTACGAGCCATTCTGAAAGAAATATAACAATTTCTTTCCCACTTTTCAATACAGTAGAAGAGGGAGACTGGGTCAAAAACAGAGAACTGATATATCTCTTAATGGAACAAAATCTTTATAACAAAAGAGACTATACAACAGGTCTGCCTCCAGTATTTTATGATGTATATATTCCAGGGCAATATTATTGCTTTGCAAGTTGTATTACTCAGATCAATGTAGAAAATTTAGGAAACACGAGACTGTTATATAATGAATTTATTGTACCAGATGCTTATCAAGTAACTCTTACTCTGAGTGAAATGACAATGCCGAGTAAAAATCAATTTGCTGCTATTTTTAACGGCGAAGCTCGAAACCAAGTTAAAACTTCAACTGCTGTTAAAACTCCTGTATCTTCTCCGCTAAGTGAAGGACCAACTGTAAGAGCAGCAGAAATAAGATCACAACAACGACAAGCTCAGGCTGCTTATAACGAGAGGCCTCGAACTTTTACGTCCATTCAAGGAGGTAATCCGTGAAACAAAACCAAATACAAGATTTAGAAAAGCTAAGAGAAGAAAATTTTGAAAATATTTTTAATGTTTATCAAGATCAAGATGGCATGTATTTTTATAATTTGTTACAAACTGTTGTATTTCCACAAGATCTTCCCGCAAATTTGTTTAACTATTACAATGTTGCTTACGGAGATACCTGGCCATTCATATCATTCAAAACGCTCGGTAGTCCAAATCTTTGGTGGATAATTTTGCTTGCAAACAACATTCAAAATCCTCTACAACCTCTTGTGAATGGAACGCAAATAAGAATTCCAATTAAAGACGTTGTAAGGGAAATCTTAACACAAATAAGGAGAGGCTAATTTATGGTTAAATTTGACATGAGTGCTGCTGCAGGTAATGTAGCTACTATTCCTTCCCAGACTGTTAATACAACTGCTCTTGCAAGCGGACCTCTGAACCCAACTTTGACAAATTCTTTTGATGGATCTCGAAAACTTGAAGTAAACTCTCCTCCTGTCAATCCAAAAAGCATGTTTGCAAACGGGAGAATGATTGAGCAAAAATACAATCAGCTCTTTTATGATGTTCAATTGTATCTTTGTAATAGTGGCAACTTCGATAACGTTGAAGATACATATAGATATTATCTTAATCCTGCAGCAGTTCTTGGATTTGGAATGTCTGACACAGTAACTGATTGGGTGGTTGACGGTTCTTTAACGTTCATGTATCTTCCTGAAGATGCTAAACCCAAGCAAGGAAAGCTTACAGGAAATGAAGCAAGAACAGTAACTGCTGCTTCAGAAAATGCTGAGACCGTGAAGTCTTATCAATTTAGAAGCGATGGTTATGACCTTCTTCGTGTACTTATAACTCCAAAATCAACTCCAAAGACAGGAGAACTAGGAGTGGAGTTGGATGGCAAAGATCCAAAATGGACACTGAGTTATTTGTTTTCGGTTTATGATGTAGAAGATGTCAATGACGTGCCAGCACTCAAAGGTCCGATGTCTACTTATATGAAGTGCTTGAAATTAAAATTTCATGATGTGCGCTATCATATGCTCAAGACTGCAAATATTGAATATTCTACAGCAATGCCAAAGGATCCAGCAATTGGCACACCAAACTTTCAATCTTCTCTGAGCAATCAAGGAACTCTAAAAACTGGGGAAGCGATTTTAGATATTTTAAATTTTGTTTTAGCAAAAACAGAAAACGGAGGATGCGAAGAGTTCCGTCAGTTTATGCCAAATGCAAACGTTCCTGAAGAAATTACGGAATGGGAGAAAGGCGAAAGTGAAATTTTTTATACTTCTCCAGCACAGAGCTCAGCATATGACGATATTAGTTATCTTTATTCTCACCATGTTAGCAATAAGCCTTTATTAGGAATCGAAGATACGAAAGATCTAAGTTTGTTCCATACAAACAGAAACAAAAATTTTGGTTATATTGAAAAAATTTGTTTGACTCCTTTGACTGATTTTTTTAAAAAAGCTCTTGATGGAGATCAACCAGGTGAACTCCAAAAGGAACATTTCTTTGTTACGTCACATACAACAGAAGACGACTCAGCAAAAGGCTACAGAGCTCCCATTGGAGGAAATGGTAAGGACATTGATTTAAAAACTTTCAAATACGGACAAATTGTTTCATACAGCTTTGTTGATATGTCTCCAGAAATGAACAATGATGCCTTCAGAACAAAGCCAGTTTATTCTGTAGACATTGGCAAGCGGACGTTCAATATGCAATTTAAGAACAATGATGTGCTATCTGCTCGCAAAGCTATTACAGAATCTTATATAAAAGGTCTTTATAAAGAAGGAGAAGGGGAAAAATTATTTCTTCCAACACTTCATAAAACAAAGAAGTCTCTGAATGTCTTTCCAACATTTTCTCTGAACGGTGAAAATAATGAACAAGGAAAAATTTTAAGGCAGAAGAACGGTATTCATAATTTGCTTTATACTGGAATCTTTCAAAATGCTTGCATTTCTTTTAAGACTTATGGACTGACTTTAAGAGAGTCTGGAACATTCATTGCAATTGATAAAGCATCTGGTTGTGATGATAATGATTATAATAACAAACTGTACGGTCAGTGGTTTGTTGTTCGAGTCGATCATTTATTTGAAGCGGGCATTTATATGAACGTCATTTATGCGGTTAAGCTCCATCGCTTCAAAGAGATGCAAACTGCTTTCAAAGAAACAATTGACGGCTAAGTAATTTTATGAAATACAAGCTAAAAATTGTTCCGCAAGACGGAGGCTATGTTGGTTATGCTCTTCAGAATGATGAAGTAACTTATACAACAAGTGTGCATAAAGATACAATAATGGCTTCTCGAGAGCTTTCTAAATTTGTTGGCAATCAAGATAAACCACAAACAATATCTCCTGTGCCCTTTCAAAGAGCAAATTCAGCAATTCCAATTCCTTCAGCAACGGTCAGAAGCAATTCCAGACCAGTTACTAATACAAAGTGTTGTGGCAGAGGCTAAAAGGCTTTGGAAAGGCTTATAAGCGCTGAGAAGAAGTTGATTTCTTTGTCAATTGCTAAGGAATGATTTTCAAGCGATTTTGAAACAATCATAAGCATGTTCAGCTTTTTCTCATAATCAATTGAAGATTGAAAGATTACTTCGAATAATTGTTTGAGAAGCAAACCATAATCATTTGAAAAGACCTTTTCATTTTCGATGACTTCTTTGCGTACTTGCAGAAGATCTTGTTTCTGAATTTTTTTAAAAAGTCCTTCCGCAAATTCTGAACAATCATCAAAGCGGATGTTGAGCACTCCTGATACACTGAACTTCTGAATATCTCCAATTATTCGGCGGAGATCCGGAAGATTCTTTTTGATGTGATTTAGAAGAAGAGGTTTCTGATCTGGAGGAATTGTTATGTTCTCTTTTTTGAGGATTTCGACGACTCTTCCAACAATGCCGTTGAGGGGTGGATTGAGATTTATGACTTGGCAACGGCTTTGAATTGCTGGAATAACACGATTAAGGTGATTTGCCGTCAATATGAACCTTGTGTTTTCTGCAAAGGATTCCATTAGATTTCTCAGACATTTCTGTCCTTCTACTGAAAATTGGTCAAACTCATCACAAATAATAATTTTTATGCTGCCGTCAATTGATTTTGTTTGAGCAAAGTTTGAAATAACGCCACGAACCGTATCAATTCCATTGGTATCAGAAGCGTTGATTATGGTGTAAGAAGCTGGAGCAAGCCGTTTTGCAATAATCAAACTTAAAGAAGTTTTTCCCAAACCTGGCGAGCCGGCAAATAATAGATGAGGGATTTCTTTTTTTGTTAGCAAAGACTCAAAGAATTCTCTGTCCTCTGAAGAAAGAACAATGTCTTCAAGAGTGTGTGGACGATATTTTTCTACGAAGAGACTACCGAAGGGTTCTGACATGAAATAATAATACTCTTTAAAAGAAAAAACTCAAGCGCTCAAAATGGTGAAATGAGATTGCAATGACAAACCACCAAAAATTCGAGCGCTTGAGATAAGTAATTATGCAATGACAAACAAAAATCAAAAAATACCTGCAAATTCTATGTACTATGTATATGTTCTCATAGACCCACGAAATGATCAACCTTTTTATGTTGGCAAGGGAAAAGGAAAACGTGTCGAAGCTCATTATTATAATTGGGCTTCTGATAGAATGGACAATCCTTACAAATCCAAAAAAATAGAAAAACTAAAAAAGCTCGGTTATCAACCAAAATATGAAATTGTATTTGAACACACGGATGTGAGGCTTGTGTACGAAGAAGAAAAAAGATTGATTGCTAAGTGGGGAAGACATCGTTACGACAAAGGAGGAATACTGACTAATATTAGACTTGGAGGAGAAGGAAGTCCAGAAGCTTGTAGGCCAGTTAAACAATATAATTTGTTTGGAGAATACATTCAAACTTTTTCGAGCTGCTTAGCTGCAATTAAATCATGCGGAAAAGAAAATAGCTCGCTAATTATAGGGTGTTGCAAAAAGAAACCTTCACACAAATCAGCATTTGGTTATTTTTGGACTTATGCTGAAGAAGAATTAGATTTAGAATGGTGCTTCGGAGGCAAAAAGAAGCCAGTATATCAATGGGATTTAGAAGGCAACTATATAGACCGTCACGTAAATATACGTGCTGCAGAACAAAGTATGAATAAACCTCACGGTTCTCTGAATAGCGTTATTAAATCAAAAACTAGCATTTGGGGATTTCAGTGGACCAAAAAATTTGTATCTCCAGGAAAATACGTACCAAAAACTAGACCTTTAAAAATAACGTCTGTATATCAATGGTCGTTGGATGGAACGTTGCTAAAATTTTATAAAAGCATGAAGGACGTAGCGACAGAATTAAATCTCTCATCCAAAGCTCTAGCGAACATCAGAAAATGCGTACAAACTAGAAATTCATCTTATGGGTTTAGATGGAGTTATGATAATATGTCTCCAGGAAGTTTTAAGAAATTCACAAAGTCTTCGAAAATTCTAAATCAAACTTGATATTTTTTATCGTGTTCTTTGTGATTGCCATAGGAACCATCATACATATGAAGAGACTCTGCGTCAAACAATAAAAACTGTGCAATTCGAGTACCCTTTTGAATTTTGGCAGGACCAGTTCCTACACACATACAACCAGCCATCACGCCTCCTACGATCTTTCCGGTTTTAGCGTCATAACCATAGCCGGAATCATACAACGAGCTATAAACGCGTATATTCGACCTATTTAATGTGCTTCTAGTTACAACCCAGCCTGCTTCCATTTTGGATATTGAAATGTTATTCATCATAGTAACTTCATAATCTCCTACCTCGAGATTAAAATAACCTTCTTCGTCAGGCAAAATTTCTTTCACATCTCTCATCTTTTTGTGTTTTTCAGAAATCTCAAAAACGGTTGGAAGAATCTTAAAAACTTTATCCAAACGAAGATCAACAGCATTGGGTTGACTATCTCCTTCTTGAACATTCGTAAGAGTGCTTCTTGAATTAGGTCCTAGAATATGTTTCATAAATCTTAAAACTCCCCCTTAAAAATTCCTTCAGAAATCAATTGACGACCTGCATAATTTTGTGAGCCTCCTTGTTCTTGAACAGGCTGTTGACCAGCTTTTATGGCATTGTTTTGTAGCC